TGCGAGTCCTTGTATCCTAACGTCCTCTCAGACGTAATACCACTACGTGGTCTAACGTCCTCTCAGACGCACGAGGATTGCGTAGAATCAATCTTTGTGGAAAAGTGGTATAATTCCCCCTCTCCCCTTCTTGCGTTGATCCTGGAGCCAATACGAGTGAAACTAGTAGAAGCAACAGTGAGCAAGGCGAATTGTGTCCCGAGGTGGGTGGCTGAGGGGGTATATATGCGCCCGAGTCCTTGTAGGATATTCATATGTGCTCTAACTTGCTCTCAGACGCACGAGGATTGCGTGTGCTGGACTTTCATGAGAAAATGGTATAATTCCCCACTTGAGTGATTTGCGTTGATTCTAGAAGCAACAGCGAGCGGGACAATAAAAAAGACCCCTCTGAGGGGTCAACTTGTATACAAGTTACTGTATATTTATGCAGATTCAACTGTATGTTTATTCATCGGGTAAAGCATCAATAATCCTATCTTGTTCCAGTATAGAGAGTTGCTTGACTGGCTCGACACTGTATTCCTGTATATCCTTTAATCCGTGATAATTTTTCGAGATAAAGGCAAAAACATTGGCTGGAACGTTGCCATCGAGTGCTCCTTGCTCCGCCATGCTGTGAATGAAGGCTATTGCCACCTCCACAACCTCAAAAAACGGCAATGTCTCCCGATTGCGCTTCCAATAACTCAACGTAGCAACACTCACCCCAAGCCAAGCACCAAGCCCCGCAACCGATACGGCTATCCTGCGATGGATGCAGAAATCAAAGTAAGCATCCACCTCCTTCTCGAGTTCCTTGACCGAGCCATACGCCCAAGGACTGCCACAATGCGGTTTCTTCTTGGCTTCACGATAAAAAGTGAGGAACTCATGGGGATTCGCCATCCCTGCGTACATGCCACTACCGGGTCGATGGTTGTCTCCTTCATAAGAGCCTTCAACCTGTCTGCCCAATCTTTCCGCATTGGCGTCTTTCGACCATTTATTCGGATTACGTGGCGAACCATCGGAATACTGCAACATATCAACATCGGGTTCTTTTTTCTTCGGTCTCCCAACCTTCGCCATATCCACCTCCAATCCTCAATACCGCATTATAGCAGAAAATAAGGCAAATGTCAAGTAATACACACGCATACAGCAACGAAAAATCTATGTGTCTCCCGTAACTCACTATAATGCAACAACTTAATTTTGAAAAAGACACATAGACACATAAATCGCCCTATTCTTTTATATACAACGAAAAAAACCCTTATTTTTACTTATTTATATGTGTATTTTACTAATTATAGAAAATAAGTGTCTATGTGTCTTTTTAAAAAATAAATACTTATAATACAACAAATAAAAAAAGACACATAGAAAAAACCTATGTGTCCCAAGTGTCGCAGAAAATCACTATTAGCTACATTTAATAACCAATAGGCTACACGAAAGCAAAAAAATATGAAAAAACAGGTTTTTTTGAAACAATGTGTTGACATACCCCTTTTTCCATACACATCTCCAAAAGTGTATAAGAAATCACCTTCTGAAAAAATACACAAAAAAGTGTTGACATGCTCCCAAACATCGAATATACTGAACACAGATTTCAAAACAAGGAGCAAAAGATGAAAGCAACATTCGTAAGAAGCGTAGAGGGGTTCGCAGGATACGCCGAGTTGTTCAGACTCGAGAAGCCAAAGAAACGCCATTGTGTCACATTCAGATTCATTATCGTATCTACAATCGATTGCGCATTCGACACAAACATGCCTGAGACGTATATTTTCCCTGCCAACTCGAGAGGGGAAGTATTGAGCTGGTCGGAACTGGATGGTTCATTCCAAGGAGCGGTGGATATAAGCAAGGCCTTGCGTGATGGTGGATACGAGGAGGCAAGATGACAGATATAAGCGTATTGAAAAGACTCGTGAGGCTCCTAGGAGGGGCCTTCGAGACCAAGGCCTACCGCATCGTGCTGACGGACACCGCCGTGCTCATGAGGCCCAAGGAGGGTGGCGAGGACGTGGAGATACCGTACAGCGACATCGAGCAGATGAGTGTGGGTGGCCGTCTTCTGAGGATAAAGACGAAAGAAAATGTGAGATTCTTCGAAATGGGTGTTGACAAGAAGTCAAAAAAGGTGTAGAGTTTAATCATCAAGGAGAAAGGGAATGAAAATAAACATCAACGACAAAGAGAAAATGGACAATGAGTTCGCCAAGGTAAATGCAAGGGTGAGGAACGCCACATCCTATGATGTGAAGAGTCTGGTAAACAGCATCGAGCGAGACCTCGAGCGGAAGGAGTTCCTCAAGAAATACTGGACTGGTCTGAGGTTCCGGTGCAACCCGAATCCGGAGAAATTCCCTAATGCGTACAAGGGTGTTCCGATGGCCACGTACTTCACTGTGGAGCGGTGTCCCAGTGGCTGGTTCCTCGTGGATGTAGAGAGACGTGAGTGCAGGACGGATTTCATCACCCTCGTGAGCGGGTTGGATGAAGAGCAGAAACAAGGTGTCTTGGACGCCTTCTTCAAATTCTAGGGGGTTGAGTATGACAAAAAGAGAAGCATGTGAGCAAATTGTGGCTGATGGTACTTGTGTTGGGGTGCTTTGCGGTAACTGCCCCCTATTCGAGGGCGACTGGGATTGCACGGACATGGATGAGGTGACACTCGCAGAAATGTGGCTGAGGCTCCATCCTTGCGAGAAGAAGCTGGTGGATACACTGGAAGACATGCTGAAACAGCAGAAGTCAGAACATATGAGGATAAAAAATGAAGAGCACCCAATGTATGACTTGGTGAAAGAGCATGTACAAAACATACTGCGTGCAATAGACCCCATTCGTGAAGATAACACAAGGCGTTATATCGATTGTCAAGTTACCATGATAGTGAGGAAGTTGAAAGGGATTGACTGCACTGGAATGGAAGAGGATTGCGCAAAGTACGAAAGGCGCATTGCGTTGGAGGATTATGAATGATGAATAAGATGAAAGTATTCAGCAGAGAGAAGTATTTGAGGGACATGGAAAGGATTACCCTAAGTAAGCAAGTGGTTAGAGTGGAGTACGAGTGGCCCTTCGAGTGTGACGGCAAGACCAAGGAAGAATGTAATGCGTTGGGCTACGGGATAAGCCCCGATTGGATGGAGGAAAAGGAAATGGGATACGAAGAGAAGCAGAAGCAGTGGTTGAAGGCGAACAACCTCAGAGAAGGGTCGAGGGTCTACGTGTACCGGAAGCCGGAGAACTACGAGGATGGTTGGGGGTATATGTGGATTGACTCCCTCATGGACGAGACGGTAGGCAAGGTAGCGAGCATCGTGGACATCAAAGCCCGCTCCTTGGAGGTCAAGATTGGAAACAAGTATTACTACCTGTCCTACACCGCCCTGCTCCCTGTGGGCGTAACGGAGTTCGAGGTCGGCAGAAGGTACAAGTACGTGGGTAACGGTGGTGCTCGTGAGTTTAGGAGTATCGCCATTGATACCAATGACGCAGAGCTCTTGGGACGAGGTTGCGAGTTGATGGTAGAAGAGTTCAACGGACTCCGTGTCAAGTTTACCGTGTTCTCAAGAGAGTGGAACTTCATGCACACGTGGAAAGACTTCGTAGCGCTTCCGGAGAAGGATTACTACGCAGAACTCAACCGCTGGATTAACGCCAATAAGCTCAAGGTTGGAGACAAGGTGAGACTCCTCCGCTCCCCGACCCTCGTGGACATGGAGGGATGGGAATGTAATTGGGATGATTGTCTTGATAAATATGTTGGACAGGTTGGTATAGTAGATTTCTACTATGGCGACAATGAGATAATTGCGACATTCTCTGATAGTCAAGAAGTATTTGTCCCCTATACTGTCCTTGAGAAAGTACAGTGCGATATTTATCTTGAATTGTCCAAAGCGTTGAATGCAGTTGGTATCCTTGCCATGTCCGCAAAAGTGGAAGGCAATCATATCACCATCGAGGGGGTAATCAGATGAAAGTATTCAGAAAATGGAAACTGATGGAAGCGTTGACAGACCCTACTGCTTTGATGTTGGCGGACGAAATGATGTGGCCCGTATTCTGTGACGGCCTTCCAGTGGACATGCTGAGGGAAATGGGATTCGACATTGATGATAAATGGTGTGAGGAGGTGGAATGATGAAATTTGACAAAAGCAAGATTTTGACCAGTGTAACAGCAGACCAAGCGAAGGTTGGACAGAAGGGCTGGATAGGCTTGACATTATCCGACTTGAAATACTGTTTTGGAAAAGAAGATAAAAAGATAACATTATTGTCCATTCGTGGGGAAAATGTAACCACTAGATTTGTAAGCGACAAATATGGTGCAGAGTTACTTTTCTACCCTGCGCCGGAACCAACCTACCGTCCTTTCAACGATGATGAACTGAATGACCTTGTAGGAAAGGTTATTACGACTAAAACTACAGGTAACAACAGGCTTGTAAGTGAGAAGATATGCACAGGCTTCGTGAAAATTGGTGATGGGAAATACACAGCAGAAAACCTTCTTGAGTGGTATACACTGGGTGGACAACCTTGTGGTGTGAGGGAGGAAGTATGAGCACAAAATATGATATTAATCAGTTTGGTGAGGTAGTGCCTAGTTATGACGGTAGAGTGTCAAACAACACTAGAGAATATCGAGAAGCCACTGAATTAGAATTACAACAAAGGCAAGAAATTGAAGCTCTTGAAAAGCGGATAAAAGAATTGGAGGAAGCATGAGAATCAAGGAGTTATGTGAACGATGGGGGTGTACAGACAGGCAGATTGATAAGTTGGTGAAGAAGAACGTTCTGCACCCTTATCAAGTGAACGTGCGCTCGAAGCGGGAGTTCTCGTTGGAAGAGATAGAGGACATTGAGCAATTCTATCGGGTGACGACCGATTATACCACGTTGGAGGAGTTGGCTGAGGAATTGGATAAGTCTTATGGGCAGGTGTATTACGCATTCGTCAATAATCAGATAGAAGTCTGCTCCCTGTTCAATCCGATACGGGTACCGAGGGAATCAGCAGAAAAACTGAAAAAAATGTTGACGAAGCAATCATGATATGATACTGTATAGACAAGGAGAAAACGATGAAAAGAGAACAAGTAGTAAAGTGGTTGGAAAGCAAGGGTAAGGTCGAAGAGGTAATGGATAAGGATGACAAATGGGATACCTTGACCTTCAAGGCAATGATTGGTTTGAAAGGGGAGTTTGTCAATTTTGTTGGAGAGGCAGATGTCCGATGTTCGGTCTTCCCCGAAATGGTGATTATGACCATACGCAATCATCGTTGGGAAGAAGTGGCATGTACATTCTACTTCGATGGTTGCCACAAGGACAGGTTCGAGAACGAGACTGTAACCGTGGAGTTCTTATGAGCCGGTTGGAAGAAGTCTTGCAGTTGCTGGAGGGATTTGACCTCCCTCCAGAGGCAAGGGGTGGACTGCCATTTCCCGATGAGGAAGGCAAGACCGTGGGCCAGCTTGCAATAAGGTGGCTGAACAAGGGTGGTTATCTCAAGTTGGCCACCCGCAAGCCCGGTGCACCACGTGTTCTTGTGGAGGTGTTGCAGGATGGGAAGCCTCTGATGGTATGCAAGGGCATCACGGAGGCATCGAGAAAGACGGGATACCACCACACGACCATCTACCGTTATGCGATGATGGACAAGACCACAGCGGACGGGGTGGGATTCCGTATCCTAGGCAAGGAGAAAGCGACATGATGCGATTGGAGTTGGTGGACAAGTATGGGATTACGAATTATTACTATGCGGTCTCGGGAGTCATGTGTGACGAGAAAGGGAACCTCCATATCATGATAATGAAGGACTCATACAGCTATTTTGTGCATAACACACAATACAAGAGGTATAGTTTGTTCACAGAAAAAGAGGATGAGAGGGTTGCGTTGACTAGGCGCAATCCTCGTGCAAACAGGAGCGTATTATGACTTATGAGGAAAGTTACGAGACATTTACGGATGCTGAATCATTAGCAAAGGAAGTAATTCGTGATGTATGGATTGCATCATTGTTTTCTTGTTCGGATAGGCATAAAGTTATCATCAAAGCGGCTGAGAAAGTTTTTAACGAAAAATTCCCAGACTTTGAAGGATTAAAAACACTATTAAGTGACCTTTAATTGGGAGGGTATTAGCATGAAGGTTATTAAAGGCAAATCAGTCAACGGGGTTTCTCAACAACCTTGTCCACATTATTTCAAGAGCTATGATGTGCGTATCGGGTTCCCATCCCACCAGCACCAGCACCAGAAGGAGAATGAAGATGAAAAAGACTGAATTACGAGAACAATTTGAGAAAGAGCAGGATCGTATAGCATTAGTAGAACACTCTACTGGTAAGGTTTATCTACCTGCTTATGGAGAGTGGTTGGAGCGCAAGGTTTTGAATCTGGTTGATAAAGCCGAAGCCTACGACAGGCTGATGAGTGGTAGAGTGACACCAAAAGACCTTGCTAACATCCTACAGGCGTATGTTGCGTGCAATGATAATGGTAGATGGGTGTACTTTTGGACAAGGCCATTCTCTGGAAGAACAAAATGGGAGCTTGGGATGAGGATAGAAAACCCATCGTTCTTGGAATTGAATTTTGGAAACCCATTGTTGGATTTGCCACCCTGCTCGTGCCACTGGACTGATTCACTGATTGTGCCCGATGGATTGGAGGAAAAATGATGGAAAAAACTGAGATGATGGAGCGATTTGAGGAAGAGACAGGCAAACACTCCGTAATACTGAAATTCATGGCTGGTGGGCAAGCGTCGGAGCAGAAAAGCTATCCAAAGCTAGGGCCTTACGACTATAGCATGGATTACATAGCATGGCTGGAAGCCAAAGCCAACATTGCTGACGAGGCAATCGAAGCGTTCCTAGAACTTATCCGCAATCAGTGTGATGAAATATCTGCACTCAAAGAACAACTCCGCTGGCGACCAGTGAGCGAGAAACCGAAAGAAAGGCAGTTTGTCTTTGGTTACAATCAAAAGACTAAATATTTTGACGTGGTATTGTTTTATAATGATGAATTTTACCTCAGAGGAATTGCTGTTACTATCACTCACTGGTTTCCTATCCCTACAATACCAGCACCAGAAGGAGAATGAAGATGGAAAAGACTGACTTAATGATTGAGTACGAAATAAAAATTGACTCAATCGTAAACTGGGAATCTAATCCTATTGGGTATACCAGATATTTAGAATCGGAGCTTATAAAAGCAAGAGCCAAAGCCGAAGCCTACGACAGGCTGATGAGTGGTAAAGCAAGAATGACCATGCAAGAGTGGGCAAATTTTCTCGGTGCACCAGTGACACTTGATAGGGATGGTAAGGTGAAAGCACATTACAGTAGTCCTGTCCGTTACTCTGAAGAAGAAGGATGGTGGTACAATCCGCACAATCAACGTTTTGAAATCCCTCGGCACCTCGTAGACACTTATGGATGCTGGCCCCATCTTTCAATAAAATATCCAGACGGATGGGAGGAAGCATGAGCGATTGGCAAACGAGAGAAAATCTCGATTTATTGGAGAAATATCCGCCATTCAATATGTGCGAGGACTACTATGACTTCTGTGACCATGTTTTAGACCTTTGCGAAGACCATGGGATACGTACGGATGAAGACAGTGAGCTTTTTGATGCTGACATTGACGTTCTCGTCAAGATATTGCTTACATTGCAGGATTAATAGGAGGAAACATGTTTGAGCACACATTGACCAAGGGATGGCCTTGGGAACAGGGTATCGAACCCGATGCAAAGAATGAGACAGCGGAGGTGTATGTTGAGAAAGGATACACGAGATATTTACAGTGGGATAAGAAATTGGAAATGATAATTCCTGCTCTTGCAACATCTTACGTGGCATTGGTAAGGTTTACCGATGGGAAGATGGCATGGGTAATCATGGACAATATAGGGGTGTTTTACGAGACCGAACGCCTTGAGGACTTGTTCGCACACATAGATATGTTGCACCTTGCAGGGGGTATTCTATGATTATACCCCAGAAAGCGGAATTGGAGGATTTCAATCCGGTTGAAGCAATGAAGAAAATTGAGAGGATAGGCCGTGTATGTTATCGCTCCGAAGACAAGATTACCGATGATTCATACAAGGGATTCTTGCGTGGCCTTATCTCAAGAGGGCACGAATCGGTGTTGGAGCACGTATCGGTCACGGCATATCTCACGGTCAACAGGGCGATTGCACAAGAGATAACAAGGCATAGGATTGGTTCCTACACCCATGAGAGTACGAGGTATGTTGAGTATGACGAGGTGGAAATGATACCCTCATTCGACAGGCCGGACATGGCTGGTTGGCTGGACTCAATCTACAACGGTCTCTTGGAACAGGGGGTTCCCAAGGAACTCGCAAGGGACGCCCTACCGCTCTGTACAGCGAGCAGGCTGGTGGTGACGTATAATCTGAGACAGTGGCGTCACTTCTTCCGTCTCCGCTATGCAGGGAGCACAGGCAGGCCACACCCACAGATACAGGAGTTGGCAGGGATGCTCTTCGGGCAATTCTACGAGAAGATGCCGATACTCTTCGAGGACATCAAGAAAGAGGTTGACATCAAGGGTATTATATGATACGGTAATCATAGACAGGAGAAAAAAATCATGGGAAAGGATAAGGAACATATTTCATTGGAGCAGGACGGGATTGTGTTCGATGTGGTGTTCAGTTGGGACAATGACGATAAGAATGAGCGTAGTGAAACCACCATCCACACCATCAAGATAGGGGATACTCCTAATTTGTACGATGTGTTGCACGAGGATGTTATCGATGGTCTGTACGACCAATTGGAGGCAATGTGATATATGCGATAGTGTTCACCTTGTTCAGTTTCGGATACGCATTCACAGCGGTTGCATTTCCGGAAGGTCTGAACATTCCGTTGAGCGTATTGGTCATAATGGCCATGATGGTTGGGGATAGGAAATGAAAGAAGACTCGGGTATCGATAATTGGAACAGCAAGCAATAAGGAGAAAAGAAATGAGAGATATTATTTTTCGTGGGAAGCGTGTTAAAGACGGGAAGTGGGGTTATGGTTCTTTATTCAGTTCTATGACTGGACAAAAATTCATTCGTTGGGAAGTTGATGATGATGGAGAAATTGAAGGGATTGTGCGGTATGAGGTTATCCCAGAAACAGTAGGGCAGTTCATCGGACTTCTGGATAAGAACGGCAAGAAGATTTTTGAAGGGGATATTGTAAGAATCGAGGATTTTGCTAATGCGGTCGTGAAATGGAGAGAAGATATAGCTTGTTGGACTTTGCAGGGTCATATCATTGGCAACACGTGGGACTCCTCAATGCTAGAAGTCATCGGCAATATTCACGACAACCCAGAGCTTTTGGAGGGAGGGACATGTTAATAGGAATCACAGGCAAGAAGCGGAGCGGTAAGGACACGGCAGGATTCTATCTCCGTGACACATACGGGTTCACCAAGGCAAGACCGCTTGCCATCTTCAAGGACTCGTTCAAGGAGTGGTTCGGATGGGATGAGCGACACATGGAGGGCGACCTCAAGGAGGTGGTAGACCCACTCTTCGGTTTCTCCCCGAGGCAACTCATGCAGGTGTTCGGTACGGAACTGATGAAATATGATTTGGGAAATCACATTCCCGGCTTTGCGCATGTGTGTGGTGAGGACATCTGGATTCGCTCGTTCGTGCGTTGGTACGACCAACAACCAAGGGGTAATTATGTGCTCACCGACCTTCGTTTCGTCAATGAGTCACAGCGTATCCCGTTTGACATCATCATCCGTCTCAAGTCGGATAGAAGTCCAGAGGATACCCATGCGAGTGAGCAGGAGATTGACAGGATTTCCGCTGATTACGAGATAGTCAATAATGGCTATGGGACACAGGAGGCATTGTTCAAGGAGCTTGACCGCATCATTGATGAGGTGGGAATATGGTAGTGGCGATTATGGCAGGCATTGTGGTGGCATTGCTCATGATTGTGGTACAGTTCGTGGCATTTGTGTGGTTCGACCATTGGGTCAGCACACTGCCACCGAGTGAGCAGAAGAAGGCTTGGGAGGACTACTATTGGTTGAGTACAGCGGAGTCACCCGAGGAACAGGCGATGATTATGAAATGGAGGAGAGAACAGAAATGAAATTGAGAGTATGGATGAATGACATGGATGAATATTTGGATGTGCGTTCTTGGCATTTGGGAACCAATAAGGTCATTGTATCGACATTTGGAAGATGTGGTGGCAATACGTCCATTGAATTGGATAAGGAACACATCCTCGAGCGTTCCAGTGGTCTTTTTGATTCGCAAGGCAATGAGATGTACGAGGGCGACATTTATTACGCCAACGGAGCCAAGACGGATTTGTATGAGGTTCGTTTTGTCAAGGGAGCATTCTGTGGTGGCCCATTGGGAAGTGAGAGTGAATACATGTTCTCACCACTCGGACACGAGGTTGAGGAAGATTCTCTCGATACCTACCCAAGGGACAGTGTGGTTTGTGACTGGTGCACCGTGTGTGGACACATCCACGAGGAGCGAGCATGAAAGTATATCTGAGTGGTTCCATCACCAATGAACCGGATTATCTGGTAGCATTCGAGCTATGGGAGAAGTATCTCAAGCAATGTGGATACGAGGTGGTAAATCCGGCTTCCTTTCCGCAGGAAAAAAGATACGAGGATTACATAAAACGCGATATTCGCCTCTTATTGACTTGTGATGCTATTTTCTATGTGAATGATACCACGACAAGTAAGGGTTCTTTCATAGAGCATATTGTGGCAAAAGCATGTGGTATTCGGGAATTGAAACAAAGTGAGGTAGGTGTATGTGGTTATTCCATTGGTCTATGATTTGGACGTTGGTGTTGTTCGTGCTTGATGCTGTCGGGGTCAAGTCACTGACTGGTTTTCAGATTTGTCTGCCGTTGGTCATTCTGACAGGCATCAGCCTTGTCGGTTTCATAGTGGCAGTGTGGCAGAAGGGGAAATAATGAAGAAGCAGGGAGTCTACAGATTGGGAAAATTCACCTTCAAGGGTGGTGCTGAACGGCAGTATATCAAGAATATCGACCCCTACGAGATACAGCGTGCGTGTATGGAGAAGCGTGTTGCATTGCAACAGATGACCGGTGACGTCAGTGTAATCCGTGAGTGCGAAGGACACAGGATTAAGTTCACACAGAAGCAGATTCGCTCTTTCAGATTCTATACTGAGTCAGTCGATTAGCACGTCACCGCAGTATAGCTCAATCTCGACAAGCAGGTCGTCCCCCACGAGGGGCAGGATATTCTCTCCCTTGTGGATGATGGCCTCTATCTCGATTTCGCCATTCCTAATGGTATTGGCGATAATGGTGAGTTCTATACCTGTTTCTCCGTGTTCGTAATGAATTATCTTGTTCATGGTGTTATTCTAACAGTTTTTCATAGATTTGTCAAGAATAAAATGGGTCTTGATTAATCCAACGGAATCGGTTATAATAAGGTTCCAATCTCACTCGTAGCGGTGGGACATTTCTGAAACGGAAGGTTTATCATGCGAAAAGCGAACAGATGTGTATGTGGTCATTGGCCCGAGGTTGTGTTGGATGATGCAGGGTATCAAGTGGAATGCCCCAAATGTGGAAAGACAAGCGGGCATTATCCTCGTGAAAGATACGCCATCATGGAATGGAACAGGCCGAAGGACATAATGGACATGCTCGGTGCAGAGGGGGAGAATCGTGTCATTATTGCTTGACATTGCAAACAAGTATGCCAAGAAACACCTCAAGGTAATCCCTGTCGCAAAGGCAGGGAAGAACCCTATCATTCCCGATTGGGTGAACAATGCCTCAGACAATCCGAGTGTGTTGGAGGGTTGGTTCGAGGGCAAGGATTTGAACATCGGCATCGTCACGGGTAAGACCTCTGGTATCCTTGTCATTGACATCGATACCAAGAACGGTGACGGTCGTGAGAGCATAGCCGATTTCGAGTCCAAGACTGGTGCCTATCTTCCAGAGACCGTGACAGCAAGGACACAGAATGGAGGATTGCACCTCTTCTTCAAATATCCTACTGGCGTTGAGAACATCAAGGGGAAGATAGGCATCCTCGACAACGTGGACATCCGTGCCGATGGGAACCAAGTGGTGGTGTATCCGAGTGTGGGGACGAAAGGCTCCTATACGTGGATTCGTTCCCCTTGGGAAACCAAGATTGCGACACTTCCCAAGATTTGGAAGCAGTTCATCTGTGGTGAGGTGGACGACACCACCATCGGCAAGATTCGTATTCCTCCCAAGGCCTTCAAGCTCCCCGATACAATCCCTTCCGGTATGCGTCATGCGACATTGCTGTCCTATGCGTGTTCGTTGGCTACGAAGAAGGGCATTGGTGAAACCGAGCTTGCAGGGTCGGTGAGGGAGACCAACAAGCGTTTGTGCCAACCACCCATCACCAACGAGGATGAAATCAAGCACATCGTTGATTGGGCCGTTGACAAGATTGGCAAGAACAAGGTCACGGTTGACGAGGGAGACCCCGAGTGGCTCACCATCACGGAAAAAGGCCCTGCAATCGATGATGGACTCTTTGTGGAGTGGTACAAGGGCAAGCATGAGCTTTACTGCATCAACAGCGTGTTCTACGATGAGCAGGGTCATGTGCCCGATGACAGCATCAAGAGCGACATACAGAACCTTGTGAAACCCTATGTACCCTCGTCCCTGTCAAGGAAGGTGAATGCACTGTTCGATTCATTAAAGAACGAGTGTTTCTTCCAGCCACCACCGCTCCAGCATGACATCGTGAACCTGCACAACAAGGCCCTCAAGGTGGACGAGACAGGTATCTATGAGGTCAGCATGGGTTTCACCCTCAACAGGCTGAGTGTGGATTATAATCCCAACGCTGAGTGTCCTCGATGGGACAGTTTCCTTCACCAGTTGTTGCACGATGAGGACATCCTTACCTTGCAGGAGTACATCGGTTATTGCCTTGTACCCACCACGGTTGCGCAGAAGTCCCTCATCATCATCGGTAAAGGTCGTGAGGGCAAGTCAGTCATCGGGGAGGTCATGCACGCTCTCTTCCACACCTCTATGGTGCAGGGGGAGCTTCATAAGTTGCAGGAGAACCGCTTCATGCTCGCACAGCTTGAGAACAAGCTCGTGTTCTACGATGATGACCTCCAGAGTGGTGCACTGACTGATACGGGCACATTCAAGAAGCTCGTGACAGCGAACATCCCTGTCCTCGTTGAGCGCAAGGGGCAACAGCATTATGAAATACAGCCATATGCACGTATCCTTGCGAGTGGAAACAAGTCCTTGGAAGCATGCTACGACCACACCGATGGGTTCTACAGGAGGCTCATCTTGTTGAAGTGCAAGGAGCGTGATAAGAACCGCAAGGATGATAAGTTGTTCGGCAAGAAGATTACCGACAACGAGCTTGAGGGTGTCCTTAATTGGGCCTTGAAGGGCCTCCAACGTCTGATGATTCAAGGATGGGAGTTCACCACGAGCGAGCGCACCGAGTTGGCTCTCAAGGAAGCACAGGAGGACGGCAACAGTCTGATTCCTTTCATACAGGATACAGATAATGTCGTGTTTAACGAGGACGAGGAGGTCGCCAGCGGTGATTTTTATGAAGCCTACACTCGATGGTGTGAGTTGAACGCTCTCAAACCCTTGGCAATGAGGACGGTATCGAATTACCTCAAGGAGAATGCTGAGGAATTGCGTATACAGTATTCCAATCGTGTCAAGGGCAAGAGGGGATACAAGGGAATGGGACTGATAAACAAGGTAGAGAAAGCAGGACGATTCACGATAGTGAAAAAGGAGCAGGCATGATGGATAATGTTCAGATGGGGTGCCCAACACCATCAATTAAAAACATAAAAGATTTGAGTAATATCACAGGTTGTGGTCTGATGTATTGTAAAAAAGCATTGCTGTATAGTGATGGTGATATGAAAAGGGCGCAAGAACTACTGCAAGATTTAACAGGTGGAGTAGTAATACGTCCTAATCCTTGGGATGAAGCTGAAAAGAAGTGGAAAGAAAAATATGAAGGAGCGGGTAAATGAAAACAGTTATATTCAGAAAGCATAGGGGGTCGTTGGTAGACTCCATGAACACGGCAATACTCGTATCATCGAAAGAAGATATAGCCATGGTATGTACAGACGAAACAACAGCCATCAATCCAGATTTGATTGAGATTGTGCCTTACATGGGATATGACCACCGTGTAGGATGGTATACTCATGTGGTGAGGTATCCGGGTTATGGGGTATTGGGTTTCACTGATGGCGATATAACGGAGGTTGAGTGATGGAATTGTTCCCACACCAAGAAAGAATATTGGGGACACTGTCGGAACATGACAGTTTCGCCCTGTTTTGGTCGATGCGAGTGATGAAAACCCTTCCGATGGTGCTTCATATGAGTAACCTCATCATGCAGGGTAAGGCCAAGGACGCCATTGTGATAGCACCCAAGTCAGCACTCGGTGCTTGGAAGCGTGACATCAACAAGATGAAAGGCAAGAGGAGGGAAGCGTGTGACAAGATTACCCTCATCAATTACGAGAAGGTATGGAGACGCAAGGAGTACGACAGGCACTTCGACATCGTGGTCTTGGATGAGTCCCACAAGATTGCAAGGAGACAGAGCAAGCAGAGCAAGTTTTGCATGAAGTATGCAACACGCTCAAAGTTCCGCTATCTCCTTACAGGGACACCACTTGGACAAGGCAGGCTTGAGGACTTGTGGGCGCAGATGGAGTTCATGTTCCCCGGTTTCTTCGGCCCTTACCGGGAGTTCGAGGCACGGTACTGCAAGACACGCCAGCTTCCCGGCACCTTCATCCGTATAGTCACGGGATACAGGAACAAGGAGGAACTGCTTGAGCGTGTCAAGCCCTACGTATCCTCACTGACCCTCGATGATGTGGCTGACATGCCTACCGACCCACCGGATAATATCGTAATCTGCCCGAGACCCAACTTATTCATCCAGAGCGGTGTTCGCAAGGGGTATGTGAAGGAATACGACATGATTATCGACAATCCCGCTGTCAAGCTGATGAAGATGCGACAGGTGGCAAGTGGTTTCATCATTGATGAACAGGGAGAGACCCATGTCATAGCCGACACGAAGCGTTTTGCATTTGGTGAGTTACTTGATGAGATAGGTGATGAGAAGATTGTCATATTCTGTGAGTTCAAGCAGTCAATCCGCAGTGTGGTACAGGAGTTGAGGAAGCACGAGCTACCCCACGTGGTACTCGATGGAGACCAACCCGACAAGGAGATATGGAAGTGGTTCCAAGAGCATGACCATATGCGTGCCATCGTGTGTCAGTATGCCACAGCCAACGCAGGCATCGACCTCTACACCGCTCGTCATATGGTGTTCTATGAACCATCGCTCTCCACCACGATGATGGAGCAGGCGAGGGCCAGAATCAAGACCGCTGTGAATCCGAGGAAATGCCAATATCACTGGCTGATAGCACAGGACTCAGTGGAGTTGAAGATTTACAAGCAGTTGGAGAAGCACAAGGATTTTACCGTACACACCATGAGTGAATGGTCATGGGGAGCATATGATGAGGATGATGACTTATGATGGACAGATACTACCATATCGTTGATGATGACAGGATACCGGAGAGTTGGGTGCTGACCGTGAGGAAGTGTGAATGTGGTCAGACGCTCTACTACGACAGGAAGAAAGAGACATGGCACTGCATGAAGGCGAGTTGTCCTTTATACAAGAGCCATGAGAAGAAAAAGCAGATTCCGTCAAAGAAACTTGACCGCATATTGGAGCTTGGCGAGGTCTTGACAATCAAGGAGATTGCTGGTAGGCTGAAACTATCAGAAAAAGATGTGTTCCGTGTATTGCGTGAACATGACATTATGTAGGAGAATAAAAATGTTTGAATTGGAAGGAAAGTATGGAAAGGCAAAGGTTTATGCCGATAATGTGGAACAGTCAGCGGTATCACAAATTATATTGTTGTTGAATCAACCTTTTGCAGAAGGTGCAAACGTATGTATTATGCCAGACGTTCATGCTGGTGCAGGTTGTGTGATTGGTTTTACAGCAAAGGTGACAGATAAGATAATACCTAATCTTATTGGGGTTGACATTGGTTGTGGCGTGTCGTCTGTTCTTGTAGGTAATAATATCCCTTCGTTGTCAGACATAGACCGTTTTTTCCAAGCCCATATCCCTACTGGTTTTCATAAAAGAGAAAACAGCATATACGATGATTATTTTCAAGATGATTATGGTAAGATGGAAGAGATATGTGCTAAGACCAATCAAAACTTCAAAGATGTGCGTCTTTCATTAGGGACTCTTGGTGGCGGGAATCACTTTGCTGAAATAGAAAAAGGTGGGCGAGGTAATTGGTTTACAGTGCACACAGGTTCAAGAAATTTTGGATTGAAAATTGCCTTACATTACCAAAAGTTGGCACAGAGTATCCATCCAGAAGTACCTAAAGAATTGGCATATTTAGATGGTGAACTAGCTCTAGAATATCTCGATGCCATGAAAATAGCTCAGACATACGCAATCCGTAACAGAGAGGCTATAATAGATGACATGCTGGATTTTTTAGGAACATCACAATTTCGTGTCAATTCGATACACAATTATATTGATACTGAAAAAGGTTTCATTCGTAAAGGAGCAATATCCGCATATGAAGATGAGGAAGTAGTGATACCTTTGAATATGCGTGATGGCATCATTTTAGGTTACGGCAAAGGTAACGCCGATTGGAATTTTTCCGCACCACACGGTGCTGGTCGCATAATGAGCCGTAGCCAAGCCAAGAAAGAACTGTCGCTAAGCGAGTTCGAGGACACAATGAAAGGAGTGTATTCGTCTTGCGTATCAAAGGATACACTGGATGAGTCTCCCATGGCCTACAAAGAATCTTCGAGTATCATTGCGACAGTCAGTGACACTGTTGAAATCATAGAAATTGCGTTGCCTATATGGAACGCTAAGGGGATATAATGGACTGGAGAGACGAAGTGTGGTTCTTTGACACCGAGGTGCTTCCCCATGACTGGTTGTTCTGTGCGACCAACAAGGTGAAGCGGGTGGCAATCCACAATGACACAGCGATGCTGAGGGGGTTCTTGGAGACGGAGAGGCCGTTCCTCTGTGGGTACAACTGCAAGCATTATGACAACTACATCATCAAGGCCATCCTCGCAGGAGGGACACCGGAGGACGTGAAAGCCGTCAACGATGCAATCATTATCAATGGTATGCAGGGGTGGGAGATTGACATGGGATGGGTCAAGTTGCCTCAGTCGTTCGACCTCATGCTCGACCTTCCGACCCGCCCTTCCCTCAAGATGATTGAGGGGAACCTCAAGATGGACATCCGTGAGTCCGAGGTCGATTTCAACACAGAGCATCCAACCAAGGAACAGTGGAAGGAGTTGGAGGAATATTGTTGGCACGATGTGGAGGCTTTGATTCCGCTCTACGATGCTCGCCTTCCTTACCTTGAGGCCAAGGAGACTTTGGCTGAAATGAAGGGATTGAATGTGAAATCGGCACTTAATATGACGAATGCCAAGTTGACCGCCCTGTTTTTGGGTGCTCAACGAGTTGAGAGGGATGACGAGAGGGCGTATGTGTATCCGGAGAATGTGGATAAGGGTTTGGTACCACAGGAGGTTTTTGAGTTCTTTGACCGCCTTCCAGAAGGAGAAATACCATTGGACATTCTCTTTGGACGAGAAGGTGTACCGGATGAAGATGGAAAAGTGGTCAAGAGCAGGAATCCTTATCGCTCTCTTTCGATTGAGATAGCAGGTTGTCCCCATGTGTTGGGATGGGGAGGACTCCACGGTGCACTGGTCAATTATTCCGAAGTATCCACTGATAAAAGAATCATTCTTAACTACGATGTGCAAAGTTACTATCCTTCTCTGATGATTAAGAATCGATACCTCAGTAGAAATGTTGCTGACCCAGAAACTTTCGAGGACACTTTTCATAAACGTATCGAGGCAAAGCAGAAAGAGGATTTGAAAACATCGGACGCTCTTAAACTAGTTCTAAACACGACCTACGGGGCTTCCAACAATAAGTATAATGATTTGTATGACCCCCTCATGGCCCATAGCACATGTATCAGCGGACAGTTGTATCTTGTAATGTTGATTAACACACTCTCCAATCATGTACCATCCTTTACTCTCATATCTTCTAACACAGACGGTATCATGTTTTCCATTGATAGAGTATGGATACGAGAGGTTCGTTCCATTGTTTGCACATGGGAAGAATTGACACAGTTTGAAATGGAGGAGAAAGGCATTGAGGTAGTGGTACAGCGTGATGTGAACAATTATGTCATGCGTGAACTCGGTGGGAAAATTAAGGTCAAGGGAGGTGTCGTCTCTGATTACAAGGGTGGTAGTTTCAAGCATAATTCCATGTCAGTAGTCTGTCGTGCTATCACCAACAACCTGCTCGATGGGATACCCATTGAGGAAACCATCAACAACGAGCAAGACCCTTTTGCTTTCCAGATGATAACCAAGGCAGGGGGAACTTATGAGAAGGTTGTCCATGTCAATGGTTTCGGTGAGGTGGAGGTCAATAGAACCAACAGGGTCTATGCTGGGAAGGACGAGAGACTCGGTGCTGTCTACAAGATAAAGGCCGATGGGAGAAGGGATAGGATAGCGAATTGTCCCGAACATGCGATTGTTGATAATTCCGGTATTTTGGGTGTTGACAAGATAGATAAACAGTGGTATATTGAACTTGCAACAAAGAGAAGAGACGAGTTCTTGGGTATCAAACCAAAGAGAAAGAAGAGGAGTAAAAAGTGAAAACGGATAATTACGTGGACGTAGAGGTCATCGAGGACGAGCCAGTTGAAATGGAAGTCAAACCAAAGAAAGCACCTGCTAAAAAGGCAGTGAAGGAGAAGAAAGAACAAGTGAAAGAAGAGCCAAAGACATTCCAGCAGAAGCTGTTCCAGCTTGCCGAGGATGTTGCGCAACTCGCCAGTGAGTTCGTGAAGGATGGATACAATCCCAGTCAAGCATATGAGTACGTCCGTGCTCAGCAATACAAGACCATCTTCCGCAAGGCATTGGTAAAGAACAGACTCCGCCACAAGGTGGACGATGTGACCATCCAAATCAACAATCTTGAGAAGAGTGACAAGATGATACTCACTTTGTATCACGCAATGCTCACTATCAAGGACGTTGACAGTGACGAGCAGGAAACCTACATGCTCTGGTCGCAAGGTGCTGACAACCTTGACAAGGGACTCAGCAAGGCCAAGACCCTCATGCTCAAGGATTTCATCAAGACCAACTATCTTGTATCCGATGCCGAGGACGACCCCGAGGCCGACAAAGGCCCCAAGGCTACCACCAAGCGCAAGTTCACTTCTCCTGCCGAGAAGAAGGCTGATGTGGAGAAGGCAGTCAAGGACGACAATCCTGCAAGTAAAGAAGATGTCACTCGTATCACGGAAGGCATCAAGAAAATCCGTGAAGCAAGCGGTGACGAGGGATACGGTGAGAAAACCTTGACTGAGGTAGAGAAAGGTATCACAGCGACTCGTGCTACGGTCATCCTTACCAAGCTCGAACTGAAAGCAGGAGAGTATGATGGACTGGCGATTTAATAAAGAGAGAACAAGAGTTATCTTGGATGAACCACAGAAACGACCATTGAAGGTTACGGCCACAAGACTTGGAAGCGCACTCGGCTTGAATCCATGGAAGAGTCCGTTTGCAGTATGGTGTGAAATCTGTAGAGTGTATAAGGAACCCTTCACCGAGAACAAATACACCCAAGCAGGAAATGCCATCGAGCCTATCCTTATCGATTGGGCTAAGGAGCAGTTCGGTAATGGTGTCAAGAGTCCTGCCGAGTTCTACGGCAACATGTGGCCCGAGGTCAAGAGGCAGTACGATTTCTATAAGGGACAGAGCAAGGTATTCGGTGGCATGTGGGACGCAAAGGTTGTCAACATCAACAACGAGACGGTTGCGGTCATAGAAATCAAGACCACAGGACGTGCGCAGGATTGGGGTGATGGTGTTCCCGATGAGAAGTTGGTGCAGGCGTTGCAGTATGGACACCTTGAGGGAGCAAAGAGAACCTTCGTAATCGGAGCTTTCCTTGATGACGAGGACTATATGCACCCCGACCGCTTCGTCCCTATTGACGGAGAGAACGTAAGGCTGTATACTTTTGATACAGAGACAGCAACAGTGATGTTCGATGGTGAACCCACTACAATCTCTGAGTTGATGGCCTATGCCGAGCAGTGGTGGGAGTCATATGTGGAGACCGGAATCTCCCCCGAGATTGACCACAAGGCTGACGAGACCATCATCAAGGCACTCAAGACGGAGAAGCCGGACGAGGATGAGGACACTTCTCTTGGTTCGATGATTACGCTCTTGGATGCAAAAGAGGCGGAGCTTGCTTCCCTAAGGGAGAAGCATGGATTGGATACGTTGGAGACTGAAATCAAGGCCCTCAAGGACGCTCTCAAGCGGACACTCAGTGAGGGAATGGCTGAGGACTCCACGAAGGTTGAGGTTGGGAACTGGACTCTGACCAAGAGTGAGAGAAGTTCTGTGGATACATCCGCATTGAAGAAAGACGGACTGTATGAACAATATACGAAGAAGAGCGTAACCTATACGCTCAAGAAGAAAGGAGAAAAATAGTATGAACATTACCATCAAGAAAAGCGGTTATCAGTTGGTTCCAGAAGGCGAACAGATTCTCACAGTGACAAGCGTGAAGCTCCTGCCGAGTGGCAGACCTTCCCTTGTGGAGTTCATATATAGCGCAGACAATGGTGCAACCCTCAGAGAGCAGTTGAAGTTCGACCATCCTGTGGCTGTCGACATCCTCGGTAAGCGTTGCGATGTTGCCTTGGGTGGCACTGCCGAGGAAGGCACTGAGATTTCACCCGATGACTTGGAAGGGCTGTTCTTGAACAAGCGGTTCAAGGCCATGATTAAACACAACGAGGGCAAGAAGGGTGGCACATTCGCCAACATCAAGTACCTTATTGAGTTGGTAGAGGACGATGAAGTAGAGGAAGATGACGACCTCTAAGCTCGAAGGCGACCTACAGAAAGAATGCCTCCGGTGGGTTAAGACCCTGCCGGAGGTTTGGGTTTTGAAAGTAGTAGGTTCTGCCGTACAAGCAAGCGGTGTGCCGGATATTCTCATGTGTATCAATGGTCACTTCGTTGCGGTGGAACTCAAGAGACCCGATGGTAAAGGTCGTGTCAGTGACATCCAGAAAGCACAGATAGAACGTATTCAGCGTGCAGGTGGTACTGCGGTAGTAGTTGATTCATTTGAGAAATTCAAGGAGGTGGTGAATGATTATCGATGAAACTGGTCAGATTTGGTTTGACTTTGGAGGTGATGAAGATGATTGAGATACTGACCGCTGTAGGCGGTGTGATTGTCCTAGTGGTGACGCTCTTTGTAACGCACTTACAGAAGAAGGTCAAGAAACAGGAAACGGAGATAAAGGTTCTTAAACAAGAGAAGAACATAAAGGAAGCCAAGAGTGAGGCCCTTGTGGAGAAGGTTGTGGTTGAGAAAGAAATCAACCAGAAAGAAGATGAGCAGATAGACGAGTTAAAGGAGGGTAAGGATGCAAAGGAAATTATTCATATTATCAATCAGCATAGCACTGATTTTAATACTCAGTAGCTGTACCACTCCGGTCACGACCCCCACGAACAAGGTTCTGTTCACGGACTTCGACCCGCCCCCCACGAGACCCACGCTCGACATAGCACCCGAGGATGACCTTGTGGAAGCCATCAGAACGATGGGTATCAACCAAGTCAAGTTGACTACCACCATAGAGAAGTGGGAACAACACCAAGGCAGGGAGAATACGTATTACATCAAGACATACGTGGAACCCGAGTAAAAGAAAGGCCCCAATCAAGGGGCTTTTCTTTATAGTTTCTCCATCTTCTTTTGTATGATGCTTTTGATTATCGGTCTGATTGCCTTCATATCCAAGTACTTCTGTACGATGAACATGATAATCCAATACAGCACCATAGCAACTGGTGTGCCGAGTAAGGCGAATCCAAAGTATAATACAGGCGATAGTACACCCGAGAACAGCAAGCCGAGGAGGGTCATCTTGACCTTCGTTGCCTTGTTATTGTATGCCTTGAACTTGATGAGCTCCATGAGGGAGGCGACCACCGCACTCCCTACACCCAACCATGCTATTGTGTTCCACATATGTTACTCCTTATAGTATCAGTATCGCCGTTAGAATCCCCAACACATCAAAAACCAAATCAACAATGGACAATTTACCGTCTGTCAGCTTGTCCCAAATTTCCTTTGCCACACCCACAAGGATTCCTACAGCGATTGCTCCGTTAATATCCCACTTGTCTGCAAGCGTGTAGACCAAGCCATAGATGATGGCAAAATGTGCTACTTTGTCGATGTGGTTTACTAATAGATTCTCAATAAGCATTATTAAGCGTTTCATATCACCTCCGTAGTACCTCCCCGATACCTACCGTAAGATTCCGCATCTGTTCCCCAAGCGCGTAACGCTCACTCTTTGGGAGCTGTGTCACTACACACTTGAGGATGTATTCAGCCATGTCCTCCCACTTTTGGTAAGCAATCAATGTATTACCCATATTTCAGTCTCCAGTAATCAGTTGGTCAGTTCCCGATAAAAAGCGGGACGGAAACCGATGTAGTAGTACGAGCTCGCGCGCCCGTATTCCGCGCCGCGACACTCGAGCCCAGCGCCCGACGTGTTGTACCAGGTGCCACCAGCGCTGCCGAAGCGTTCACCCACGTTTCGCATGTACTGTGTTCCCAGCGGAGCGTTGGCAAGGGGAGGCATGATGCCAAGCACACGCAAGAGGTCGTGGATGGTGACTCCGTCTTTTGCCACAAGCGCTGAGAATGCTTGAGCACCGTAAGGGGTTCCATCTGCTGGAGGATTGTCTTTTGCAATATTCAACAGGAATGGTGCTGAACCTTCTGCAGGAGCCGCGCTTACATAATCCCACTTGTACGTATCTGTGGTTGCAGGTGCTACCAAAGACCCATCTTGCAGGATAGCCTTCCATAGCAAGGATGAAGCGCTCTGGTCCTTGGTGTTGTCAGCTGCGTTGTTGTCCTGGATTACCTGCAGTTCGCCTTCATTGATGCGATATCCACCGTTCCACTCGCGTACATTCCCTCTGAGGTCAGCAGGGGAGAATGGAGTACCGTCTAGATGCCATCCTACGGGTCCACTACCGGTTCTTGTACGTCCTGTATGGTTTGTGCCGCTTGAATTGTAGTGATATGATGCAATAGCTTTTTCAGTTTCATCCTGATAGCTCTTGCCATAGTAGTCATTCCCTCTCGGCTGGTATCCTTCACGGATTGCGAGCAGAGAAAGGTATGCCCATTCAGCCTGCGTCATGAGATGGTGCCCTGCACCCTTTGCTGCACACAAGGAAAGTGATGAATCAAAATTGATGGTGCTTGCGGGATCGAGACCTCTTAGTGATACTGCGTGATTCGTCCCTCCGACACGTCCTGCGAGATACTTTCCGATAAGAATCTCCACGACATTGCCATTCACGATGAATGCAGGATGCAGACCATCACTTTTAGTGAAGTGAGTACCACCATTATTTAGATAATCCAGCCTTGCTTTCTCATCCGGCTTGTATATCGTGTACACGGACGGCTTGTTGTTTGCATCGAAAATGACAGTATTCCGCCCGAGCGACAAATCCTCTATGCGGGCCTTGAAATCTGCCTGCAATGTCTCGTCGTCGATGGCAAGAGACGTACCAGCAAGTGCCTTTCTGGTGAGAGCATTCTCTACATCTATGATGTTGTCCATCAGTTGCTTGGACGTATAACGCCCGCTTGTGTATTTCATACAAATTCCTCCATCATCGGGTCGTGTTCCTCAACCTCAGGAAGGGGGAACAATTCCATATTGTTGCTTCTGAAATCCCTGGCAAGTGTCGCTGCATAAGCGTTTGCCTGTTCCTGCGTTCCTACAATGTGATTGCTCGCATTGGCTGCAACGCCTTCATCAGTGAAATCCACAGAAACAAGCCATTTGTTCCCGCCTACATTCGTTGTTGTATAGGTCATGATTCAATTACCTCCACCTTCAATTCTGCTCCCGTTGCTACAGCCCAGACCGCTACAGCGGTAGCTGTGTCAAACAACAAGGTCAGCTCTTCAAGTGGTTCAATAAGTCTCCCCACTTTTGCTGTCACGGTTGACTCTGTCCCGATTCTCAGGGTTCTTACAGGATCGAGATTCCTGATTATCATCTGGTTTCTGCTTGCAAGCGGTGTACCTGGAAGAGCAGCCTTTGTGGAAGAGATGGTTTGCACAGTCACTACTGGAGCAATCTTTGCAGCCTGCTCCCTGAACAATGGCTCATGCCCGACAGGTTTATCCACCAGATTCTGCATCTGGGCACCGTTAGGCTGAATCAAATCGAATATTATTCCCATTAGATTACCTCCGTAAATCTACGTATTAGATGACCTTTCTCATATACCAGAGCGTATTGGTATAATTTTCCGTCAATGGTTATCTGCTTGTTTGCGGCAGCATCGGCAAGATGTGCGCTTGCAGCTGATGCTTCCGCTTTCAAGGCATGATGCTTTGCAGAGTACTGGCTGGGTTCTACTTCGGTATCCTCAGCTTCATCCGCCCATTTCTCAGCCTTGTCCCGTGCCTGTGATGCAAGGGTCGCCTGTGTTGGAGCATCAATGATTGCAAGCATGTTTTCAGAAGCGTCCTGTACTGCCTCTATGTTTGTAGCCACAACAGTGATCTCACTGCTTTTGTTTGCTGCTACCGCAATATTGATACCGTTACTTGCTACATCGTCGATATTGGCCTTGTTTGCATTTACAGCATTGATGTTAACTTCGTTGCCTGCAACAGCATCGATGTTGGTCTTGTTTGCCGCAACCGCGTCTATGTTGGTCTTGTCGTCCGCTACGATCTTTATCTTTGAAGATACTCCAAGATTCAGGTCTGCAGCCACCACATCAATGTCAGCTTCGTTCAATGCCACCTTATCAATATCTGACTCATTGGCAGCAACAGCATCGATATTTGTCTTGTTTGCATTAACAGCATCGATATTACTCTTATTCGCTGCTACTGCGTCAATGTTGGCCTTATTCGCATTGACGGCGTCTATGTTCGTCTTGTTGCCTGCCACGGCATTCACATTGGCCATGTCACCACCGACGATGTTCACATTTGCAATATTACCAGCAACGGTATCGATGTTTGTTTTGTTTGCAGCAACCGCCTGTATCTTCGATGTCTCAGGAACGGCCATATCAGTGCGTACAGCAACCATGCCTGCATCATTGTACATCTCGTCCACTGATGCCTCGGCAGCCAATGCCTCTGCGAGATTCTGTTCAATTTCACTGGTGAGGACTGGAATGATGTTCCCGCTTGCATCGAATCCTAGGAGCATGTTTGCCCTGATGAGAGAGGATGGCATCTGGAGGATGAGTGAAGGATCTGAAACGGGTATGCGAACCGTCCTGTCCAGCTTCTCGTTCAGCTCTTGGAGCATAGCCACATTCGTGTCGAACATATTCTCAAGCGTGTCTGCATCGAGTACGTCACCGTTTCTCAGGTCTGTCTGCTGTTCGATGGTTACTGTCCTTACCACGGTCAGCAAGGCTGTGCCTTCTGGGAAGGTGTAGCCGGCAACAAAGGCAAGGGTGCCTGAGTCAGCTGGGCTGGTCACTGTATAGGAAGCGCTGTCCACGGTTGTCTCAACGCCTGCACTGCTTGTGAGTACTACGCTGATCTGTGACTTGTCCCAGTATTTGAAAGGGATGCTGTATCCGCTTACCGAGGGGGTGGTGGAGAGTATTGTGTACCGCTCCTTGTTGATTACATTGCCTATCATATCATTATGTCTCCTTCTTTATCCGTCATCGTCCGATTAAGGCTTCAGGACCTTCTCTTACTGCATCCACTATCTGTTGGGCTCCGCTAACCGGCAAACCGACCATGTACCCAGCTCCCTTCCCGAAGTTTTCGAGAGCCTTGGAGATATCCCCCTGTGTGAGGTATTTTGCACCGTTGAGTATCTTGGTCATGCCGGGATAGAAATCATCGCTGTAGAACTGTGCATTATCTCCGGTCACCGCACTCCTGATCAGCTCACTTACCTGACTGCCTATCAGGGGAACTGAGTCTGCACCCTGGGTGAATGACCAGTATATGTAGTTGCGCAGCTTGTCAATCTTATCATCGTCCTCGTCATGACCTTCCATCACTGCTCCCAGCAAGAGCCCAGCCATCCCATATCCTACGAGTGTACCGATCACTTTGGAGAACTGGGTCTTGCGTACATCATCAGGCATGGTTTTGTTCATGCTGTCATTGGCTGCAACACGCATATCGTAGGTGATGTTGCTCCATATGACATTCAAGGAGGTGGTGAACTGGATGAAGGAACGCACGAACTCGTTCCTGGTATTGAACAGGGGAGCCAGCTCGGTCCTATCCCCGGTAGGCTGCGTCTTGAGCAGGATGTTGTCTGCGTACACAGTTGCCATTTGCTCAGCCTTCTCTGATGCAATACCCTCAGCATTCAATTCATCCATTCTTTGGTGGAATGCACCCATCCATTGCCCTGCAACCGAATACCGGTCTGCATAGGTAAGACCAAGGGAGCCCACTTCCTGTATCCTTGCAATCTGCTGCATGATCTTCGGGTCCCCGATTGCCCTTGCCTGCTTGAGTATCTCGTCTATGATTACGTTCATGGTCCTGTTTTTCATCATGGGTGAGCGCTCATTGATTTCCTGTACCGTCTCAACAGGATGCTTCAACAGTTGCAGGTAGCCCTGTATGAGATACTTGGGCTTTACATCAATCACGCTCGGCCATGGGGAGGTAATCAACTGTAATAGAACAGATGAAGGCTTGAATGACAGGTATGCAGCACCAAGGTTTCCTCTCATGAACCTGATTCCTTTCTGCAGGTTATGGAGTTCAGTCCTCTGCGTTGGATTGATTACCTGGTTGATATAATCGTTGATGTCATCCATCATCTCACTTCCCAAGGTTCTTGTGATGACATGTTTCAGGTCGTCCGAGCCCCTGTCCTTAAAAACCCTGTTCAGCTTGCGTCCGTATTCAGCGAAAGCAATGAAATGCTCCTGATTTCTTACACTCTGGTCGAGTACACTGATCAGGTCCATGTTAACCGGCTTCTGGTGATCTGGACTGATGAAGATACGATCTGTCATGAATCCTTTCTCTACTGAGGTTCTCATGCCTCCTGCATTCTGGTTGAATAAGTCCTCAGCCACCTGCTCTGCCATATCCTCACCATTGAATGCAAGGCGCAGGATGGGAAGATATTGCTCGACATGGCGCATCGGCTTGTTGAACTCACGGATTGCAACCTCGTTTATTCGCTCTGCATCACCATTGAGACTCTCACGGATAACCTCAAGCAGTTTTCCATACTTCCCACCATGCTCATCGGAGTACAGGTAGTACTCGGCCTGTTCCAGGAAAGAGTTGTATCGCTGGTCACCGAGTACCTGTATGAGCTTGCTGTCATGTGATAGGCTTGCCTTTTCCTCCTGTGTAACAAAAGTGCCGTAGGCAATGGCGTTACGGTTGTCCTGGTTGTATTGGCTGAGCCATCCGTACATAAGCTGTGAGTATGGCATGTTCCAGTTTTTATGCATGTCAAGGTCAATGGGAACCGTCTCATACAAGTCCTTGTACGTGAAACCAAGCTCCTTCATTGCATCATAGAAAGGCTTGAGTCTTCTTTCCACATTCACCCACTCACGAGCCTGTGCGTCCCTCTTCTGCAACATGAGCAGGTTGTACGCATCACCCTGTCTATCACCGTCCAGCATCATGGCCTTAACGCGCATGGGGTAGGTAGCATAGTACATCGCCCTCAAGGTCCTTTTCGGGCTTTGTCTCTCTGCCTGATCCTCCCTGGTTCCCACGATCGGCTGGTCGGTATACTTACCGGTTGCCATGAGACTGCGGATAATGGAGTCCTGGTACTGCTGGGCAATCGCAACCTGTCTCTCCCGCTTTGCTGCAAGGATCCTGCGTCCAGTGTGACGCAGCTCTGCTACCTCGTTGGCCAATTCTTCAAGCTCATTGATGGTCCAGTCGTTGAGTGGTTTTCGCTCCTCGACAAGACGCTCATAGTTCCGCTTCCCGATGGCGTCAATTATCTCGTCCTCAGAAGTTCCTGAGAAGAATTCCTGTGCTTCTTCTAGGGTCAACTTGACTCGCTGTCCACCCTCTGCAACATTGACACCATCCCGCCTGAAGTTGGGATCGATCAGGGCCTGTATGCCATATATGGCCTTTGCCTGCTCGTAGTTGGTTGCATCACTGGGTTTGACCATGATCTTGCGGGCCAGCTTCACCTTGTAATCACGTACCTGCTTGGCCTCGGCTACTGCCTTGCGCTTCTCTGCAAGCTGTTCCTTGAGCTTTGCAACCGCCTCATGCTTCTTGATGGTCGCTTCAAGACGTGCATCCTTGCGCATCTTCATGACCTCTTTGTGCATGTCTGCAACGCTTTTCTGCAGGCTGAATACCTTCTGGGACTGGGCTTTTGGTACATCCTTTCCATCATTATTCAGCTTGCGCAGCTTAGCAAGCTCCCTGTCCAGCTCCGCCTTCCCGATCCTGTAGTCCTTTGCAATACGGATTCGCATCTGTTGTTCTTCAGAAAGGTTTTTCTCAAGATTCTTGATATCCTGCTCAGCATCGCTTATTTGCTTGTTCAGGTCCCCTATGATGATCGCATCATCCTTTATGACCTTTTCTGCAGCACCATCAAATGTCTCCTTGCCTGAGAGAATTGCTTTTCTGAGAGGTGCAGCCTCGATACGGTTTGCCAGTTTCAGTCTTTCGGTTATGGACATGGTTTCCAGTTCACGGTAGCCCGGGTCCTCGATACCAGGAAGGCGGGAGTCAATTACTGCTGGGCGCAGTTCCTCATCTTCCATCACGTCAGCATAAATGTCCCTGTAGTACCTGATTGCGTCTCCTGTCATGATGGTACGGATACGCTTTGTGGAGCTTGCTGTTGGCCTCTTCCCGCCATATGCTCTGGTTGCATTGGATATGATGGAAGGATGTATTGCATCAGCCATGTTACGGACATTGTAGATGGCATCATAGGTTTGCTGGTTGCCTGCCGATTGTTGCACGGATGAGCTGTCAAGCATCCATCCAAGATTGCGCAGGAAGGCGTATACTCCATCGTCTGTGGCAAGCTGGTCCTTCATATACTGGTCTTTCGCTTGCTCACTCTCCAGCTGCCTTGTTGCCTCCTGCAGTTGTTCTGTATCAGCATCTTCAGTGATGCCATTGGCTTGGTTGAAAACCTCCTGGTACCATGAGTCATCAGTGCTGGATGGATTGTCGGGATCCGCAAAGGCTTCGTAGAATGCCTTCAGTTCCTGCCAGCTCTCGAAGCCACGCGCTTCCTCAAGGATCGACTCTGAGAAGTCCTGGTCGTCCTGGAAGAGGAGGGAAGAGCCTCGTTGCTCATATACTTGTTCGACAATCTGTTGTCTATCGCTTTCATCTGCATATTTGATTGCAGTAATGCCATACTTATCAAGTACGGACATTTGTTCTTCGTTTATTGTCTCTGGTATAATTGCAACAGAGAATTCATCAAGTGAAACAACCCTGTCTGGTTTTGCCTCAAAATAATCCTGAGAAAGTATTGTAAACTCACCTACCAGGTCCAATGCTTTCTCAATGAGATAATTTGGCACTTTTGTAAATGATTTTGCAGAGAGTTCTTTTCTCATATTTGCAGAATTTCTAACAGAACCATATTTCTCGATATATCTTCCGATTGCTTCGTAGATTGAATCAAGGGCTTCCCATGTGCCATATTTATGGTAATTAGGTAGTTCATCTTGTAATTGTTCTGTGATAGGCTCTATCCTCTCAACCCATTGTTTCTGTTGTTCCTCTCTTGTTACTAAAAACTCTTCAGATTCTTTTATTTCTCCCCTGTTCCAGAAGGGTCTACCTGCATTCGCAGCAGCTTTGGAAGGGCCATACGTCATGGTCTCCTGTGATGCTCGCTGTGATTGGGATTGCATCCATTTCAGAATGTTCTCTGCAGTATAATCATACTTCTTTGATCCGATTTTTATCTTCGGGTTTGAATATGCTTCTTCAATATTGTCTTTAATCCAAGAAGTGAAATCACTATCATTATCCTTGATGGTCTGGCTTATGTTTTCTTGTGTCCCATATTCATCAAATACAAGAGTGTCTTTATCATAGGATTTTGCAAAATTGAATACCTTATCCAGCACACCAAACCTTAGATAGCGTTCCAATGAGTCATTCTTCATATTCTCATACAGTGCAGGATTATTTTCTTTCCGATGCGCTAGTGACTTTTCGAGGTATTGGTTTACCTTTGGTCTAAGATATTCGCTTACTGTATCATAATTTTCTGTTCCAAATATATTGGATTTGAAATATTCAAGATTCTCTTCAATGATTTCTATAGGGAAATTCAATGGTGGTTTTTGTTTTTTGAATTTCAATTCGTAATCTATGCCACGATCCTTTAGAAATGCAATCTGTGCTCCGAGATTTCTTTTGTAAGCATCGGATAGTGAGTTGACGCCTCTATTTATATCTACGCTACTGAAGGCATCAGATCCCGAGAAGTACTTCCCAGTTTCTTTGTAAATTACTGGTATGATCTTCTTGTCGAACTTATCAATTACCTTCTGATTTATTTTCCATTCGGCTCTTGGTACAGTAGGGCTCCATATATCACGGTCATAGAGCCTTGATTCTTCCATAGCCCTAACTGCTACAGATGGATCTGCAATCAGGGTTATCTCACCAAACTGAGTGAATGGGATATTCGGCTTTGTTATTGCTAACGATGGGGAAGGCAGTCCACCTATTTTATCTACTTCTGTCAGCTTTTCTGCAGTTATGTTATGTAAAACAGCCAAGGTCCCATTGTTTATCTTTCTGACTGTATCCTGGAAGAGGATGTTCGGATTATTCGAATCCCATGTACCTTGGTTGTTGACTGATTTGATCTTGGTTGGAGCGAAGACAACGATCTCGTTACCGAAACGAGCAGCATCATACCCAAGGTTTTCAGCAATCTGTATGTCATACTGTTGTGCAAGAGCTAAGAGGTCCTGATTGCTTGCGTTCTCTAGCCCAGGTTCCATCCATACTACATCAATCTTCAGTCCATCCAGGGACCGTTCTTCTCTGGCCTTCGCTCTTTCATGGAAATAGTTTTCTGTTTCAGCCTTCTTTTTCTCGAAAAACTTTGTTCCAGCTTGTCTCCCCTCTTCTGTATCGTCAAAAGATTTCCTTACTTCTCTCCCATATCCTGCTATTTCTGATTCTGGTACTTTATCATTTAACCTGTCTATAATTTTTGATCTATCTTCATTACTTAAGCTACCCCAGTCTAATAGCCTTTCAGCGCTAATATAAACCGGCATGATATTAGCCCCATACTGTTGTGCTTTACGTATATCAGGAGTGAAATAATACCCATATCCCAATGATGGTAGCTTTTCTCCGGTATTACTAAAAGTTGTAAATGCAGCATCAGTTCCATGATACACAACCAGCGGTTTCCCTTCCTCATCAACGACCTTGCTTTCACCAAACCATGCCTTGAATGCTTCGCTGTCGGTTGGTGGTGCTTCCTGGAAGAGGATATTAGGGTTACTCCCGTCGAATGTTCCGATGTTGTCGGTTGCGGATTTGATTTGGGTGGGGTAGAAAGCCAGGTACTCGGTCTCCTCCATGTCCTCGTCGATGGTAATAGCTCCGTCGTACCCTTCTGATATAAGGTTGTCCCGGATTATACTTCCTTGCCCTTTGGCGATCGGCTTGTTGTCTATCGGGTTTCTGATGTTTAGGAATGCCGAGACAAGATTTTTTCCCATGTCCTTCCAGTTTGACTTTTCATCAGAGAAGTAAAAGCCTGGAATATCCATATTCTGACGTGTCTTGGATACATCGAAAGCATTGAATTTCTCAGATGTATAGTGATATACCGCCTTCGGCTCGCCATTCTCATCCACAACTTTCGATGCATTTCCAGGATCATTGATCCAGTCACCGAACCATTCCAGGAAGCTAGGAGTGCGTACCTGTACCCACTGCCTCTCAGTGAGGTTGGTAGGATTGCCGTTTGGAGCCTTCATCCACTGGTCTGTGTTTCTGTATTTATCAGCAACTGCGTCATATTGGGACTGCGTGTCATCCTGATACAATAATTCATCAGCTTTTTGCAACAGGGCCTCATCAAATACCACTGCACCATTGTATGTCTCTATGGCCGTTATACCATTTGGCTCCAAAACCTCGTTGTACAACCATGACACAAGAGATTCGTCGTCCCATGCCTCAGCTGTGTTCACAATATCCTCTGGATTGAACTGTTCTACAAACTCCTCTCCGCTTAGATTCTCATATGCAGATAGGTCTCCATACTCGGTAGAGGAAAGGTCTTCTTGCTCTTTGGTGCGTTCAAACGCCTGTGCAATATCATCTGCAATATCTGTGATGAATACTGCATCCTCACCATTGTATGTGAATTTATTGGGACCATATTGTTCTACAGTGTCAGCCTCTTCTGCACGCACCATCATTGCATATCCAGAACGTGACATTCCATTGTCTGTCCGTGAGTGTCTTACAAACTCCTGATACAGCTGGGCACCTTCTTTGTTCTGGCTAACTGTTCCTTGTGTCGCAAGTTGGCTGGCAAGAGGGGAGTCAGAATCAGACAACGAATCGAATACCTCGATGATCCTTGGGTCAAGATCAACGCTGTGCTTGAGTGTGGTGTATATTTGTGCCATCCACTTTGCAATCTGGCTGAAGAGTTGCTGGAGCTTGCTGGAAGCAGTCTTTCCGTCTGCCAGGTATCCCTCATAGAGACGAGCTGCAAACTCTTCCTGCCTGCGTCCCCAGTTGTCCTTGGTGAACCCTGAAGCGATGTCTGCAAGGTCCTGTGCATTCATGCCATCAAATACACTGTCAGTGAAAAGCTCTGCATGCTCGTCCAGCCACGTGATGAACTCCGGCTTCTGGGAAGCCTCTGTTACAGCACTCCTGAACTGTTCAAGCTGTCCCATCTGCCTCAGCGATACATGGAACGTCTCATGAGCGAACGTGGAGAAATCGGCCTTCTGGCCTGCGTAGATGATGGCCTTCAGGTCCTCGTCGAACGCAACAGCGCCACGCTTTCCCTGCATGTTTACATCAAGGTCATCCACGTTGCCGAACAGCTGTCCATCCTTGTAGGAAGCGTCAAGGTATGCCTGGGTGTTCATTCCTGCAGCCTCGGCCCTCATCTGGATGAGTGTTGCTCCTACGGCGCGCTCTGGGGCTGACAGGTTCGGCATTGCGCTCTCTATCTGCCTTTCTATCTGCATTCTCTCGTCTGGATTAGTGAGACCATCCCAGTACTGCAATCCTCCCTCATTCCCGCGTGGATTGCCTGCCAATATCTCGTCACGCACTGCTGTGAGTGATTCGCTCTTGGGTTCCCACTGGATATCATATCCAGGATACTTCTTTGCAAGGGAGAGCACCGCTTCCTTCCTGATACTCTCGTATCCACTCTTCACCAGTACGTCCTCGATGGTGATGGTGTTTCCCTGTATGCCATAATCGATATATCCATAACGCGATGAGGTCGCAGGGTCCCCTACCAACAATCTGCGGTTCTCTGTTCCATCTGGTGACACTGTCACCTCAGAGGCTTCCTGTGTGTATAAATCACCGCTCTGGAGCCTTCTGACCTTTCCTGTGGCCTGTTTCTCGCTTTTCTCTGCATCAAGCTCTGCTATGGCGTTTTCGTCACTCTCTATGGCTGATGATTTTCTCATGCCACTATGTTCTCTATCCCAGATGTCACTCATCGCCCCATCCCAATCGGATGTGGTGATGGTATCTGGTTTCTGCTGCTTCATGGAGGAAACAAACGCTTCCTTGGAAGGTACTGCTGCTGCCTCACGCCTGATTGCAGCCTGCTTGTCTATATCTACCTTGGTATCCAAGACCGATGAAGCACTTCCAAGCACTACTGCTGATACCAATCCTCTCAAACCTGCGTTCAAGGTGTTCCTAAGTAGTTCTTCATCAGGAAGTGGCTCAAGTGATCCTTTCTCCCTGCTGTCCTGTATTGCATGGGAGGTATGGCGTACCAGGTAGTCCAGTGGCTCCTCGATCATCTCTTCCGTTGCTTCGCCTAAGGCATTTATACCTAGTTTCGTAAATCCATTCAGGAGTGAACCGAGCCATCCGCTGGTAGTTATTCTGGCCATTACCTTTGATGCAGCGGTGTTTACGAGATTGGATGCACCAATAGCTTTTAGTGCAGTTCCAGATTCTATACCAAGTCCTGCCTCGATAGCTCCTACCAGAAGCCCGTAGGTTCTTGACCCTACATTGGCGATGTCCTTGTCTATGCCCATATCCCTGAGTTGCAGGTAGCTCACACCTTCCATAAGCTCACGGGTACGGTTCACTGCTCCAACCGCTCCACCTGCTGCCATGATTGCAGCCATGGAGTAGGGGGAAGCTGCAGCGATGGAGCCGAGCACAGCTCCTGTTGTCGCTGTAAAAGCGGTTCCAAGCCCTCCTGCGAACGTTGCACCCATGAGAGCGCTCTTTCCCACTTCCAACATGTAAGGCACCGCTCCCTCCAGGGTCCATTTGAGGGCTGTGGTTGCAACATTGCGAGGCTGGTTGTCCTTCAGTGAGTCTATCTCGCTTCCCATTGCATCAAGCTGTGCGAGCAGTTCTGTGGTATCTTCCCCTGCAAGGTCAGCCTGCTTGAATTTGTAGGCTAGGTCTGAGTATTCCATGTTGAGTCGGCCGGCCTGAAATGAATCAAGCAGTGCTCTGGTAGTGGTCTTTGCTGGGGTGAATTTCTGCCCGAGCTGTTCCTCGTACAAGTTATCCAGATTCGCATAGGCAGAAGATAGGCTTATACCACGATCACGGCTGAACGCAAGGGCTGTGGCAAACCTCGTAAGCGTCTCTTCCTGGTTTTCGCTGTTGATGGCAGTCGTGCTGATGATATCCCATTCCTGTTCGGTTACCGGGATCCCCAACCTCTGGCGTTGTTCCTGCTGGGCCTGCATGACAGCAGGATCCTGCTTGTCTGCACCGGAAGCCTTGGCTATATGCTGGTCAATACGGCTGTTCAGCCCTTCAGTCATGCTGTAGAGGTTGTTCTGGGAAGGGTCATTGTTGTTTGTTGGGTTGAACATCAGCCATTCATCTCCTTCTTTATCTGGTTGAAGATATCCTTGAAGTCTTCATCAGATAGGGTATCCATATCCTTCAGTACAGGAATATCCGCCTTTTTTGGTGTCTTTCCGGGATTGCTTATCATCCAGGGGAGGATGGAAGTCCTGATGAACTCGTATTCAGTACGGCTGAAGCTGTTCCCTGCCTTCTTGTTCTCAGCATTGCCTTCAGCTGTGAGTTGTGTATCCTTGGCAGGAGCAGGCTCAATCACCTGTGCCTGTTTATTGTATCCATCGAATTTGCTGGGAGCTCCCTTCATCTGCATGGATTCTGGTATCTCCGCCTTCGGCATAAGCCCCATGCTCTCTGGTGTGGCATTCCCAACAGTCTTCTTTTCGATCAATTCATTCACCTTATTGGATTCCACCTTATTTCCTTCTGAGAACAACTTTGTCTTTGCAAGATCGCTCCCTGTAGCTGATGCTACCACCTCGAATGTCTGTCCACCATTATTGCTGTGCAAGATATTTTCCCTATTTACCGTGTAGAGGTGCGCACGTCCATCTTCCCCTGGAAGCACATACATGGGGACAGGGAGGGTTTCCCCGTCAACGGTGAGCGGTACTGCAGGGGTATTCACCAGCAGGCCTATATCTAGGTTTGTAAGCTCATTCTTCATCTGTCCTGCAACCTGGTCAAAGACCTCTTCAACTGCAGGATCAGACCAGACAACCTTGCCATTGGTATCGTAGTAGACCGTATCTGCATTCTCCTCGATGGTTGAGAGTTTCTGTACACCTTGGAACATATCCTCAGAGGTGTCCTTGCTGTCAATCTTTACTTCCCTTATCGCATCAATGGTCTCGGCTGTGTATCCGCTGACTATCCTGTCCAGTTCCTTGCTGAATGCATCGGCTGTGATGTCCTTGGCTGGGGTAGCCATAAATAGGGAGACAATAGCTCCCCATGCGTTGGTCCTTGCGGCTGCAGCCCTGGGATTCTGCTCGTCCTTCTTCAGGTCGTATCCCCAGTTGTTCTTGTCCATTGCATCAAGGGTTTTCTCGGCTATCTTTTTGTATTCGGAAGGCACTACAAGGTCTTTCAGCTCTCCTGCAAGCTCAGAAGCATAGAAATCATCCTCAATTCCCTTCGTATTCGCTCCGATTGAATTGAGCATCTCAGCGGCCTCATACCCACTCATTTCACCGGCTTGGAGTCTGCTCTTGATACCGTCCACAACAACCTTGTTCATCTTCACCTGCTCATTGTCAGCATCGGCAAAGGTTTTCTCCAGTGCGGCTATCTTCTTGTCGTAGAGAGTCCCTTGGCTCTGGGCCATGTCATCAAGACCCTTGTAGATGGAGTTGTAGATTGTCCCGTCCTTCTTGGTGATGGAGTCCCTCTGTTCCTTGAGGTATTCGATGTCCACGGAGTTGCTGTCATTCATCCACATCGTGGCTCCTTGTTCTGTGGCCCAAGTGATATGGGAAGCCTTTGCAGCTTCCTGCATTGCCTGTTTCCTGTCCTCTGGGATTCCCTTGGTTGTATCATCAAGCTGGCTGTAGAGTTCAGCAGGGGAGAGGCCCTGCTCAAGGCCGGATGTGAACATGGTCATGGCATCACTTACCAGAGTTGACTTGACCTGTGCGTCACCTTTTGCAGCAGAAGCGATGAAAGCCTGCGCGTCCTCTTCCATGATCCCGTACTGGCCTACCAGTGAATGGGCAAGCTCCGTGGCCTTGGTCATCCCCTCAAGCCTTGCAGTGCGCAAGACAGTCTCCTTGGAGCGGTTGTATCCAAGCGTTTCCTCATATGCTGCGAACTGCACATCCTTCATGGCCTTCGAAAGGCCGTCACGTGCGTAGATGATGCTCCTGCCCATATCTGTGCCACCGTTGGCCATATCGCTCTGCATGGCCTTGGTGAGTCCCTGCTGGTACTGGGCTTCGCTTACTGCATCAGCGTCATTCATCGCAACAGTGAGCAGTTGGGTTGTGGCTCCTTCCATCAGGCTGTTCAGTGCGTTCTTTCGGTACGCCTTTACGCTATCCATGTCCTTGGAGTTGTCGATCTCTGCAATCTTGCCCTCATACCAGGATTGCATGTCCGGGTTCCAGTCAACCTTTGCCTTTCCGTCCTCTCCTGTGGTGATGACTGTTCGCTTGTGCTTGTAATCATCGACAATAATGTCTGTCAGTTCCTGCGAAATGTCAAAAATATTGTTCTTTGCACCGTCAAGCTGAGATTGCTCTGTCTTATCCCTTGCTGCCTGCCATGCCTGCGCACCAATCTGGGCTGCACCAAGTGCAAAGTCCATCCACATGTTCTGCCTGTTCAGGTCGATCTGCTTCTGTTGCAGATCAAGGCTCTTCTTGCTGAGTTGGTCTGACTGAAGGCTCAGTTTGCCGTAGTCCACACCAATTTCCATGCGCTTTGCATTGTACTTGTTGGTGATTGCATTCGCTGTTGAGCTGTAGTCTATACTTGGTGCGTATATCGCCATTATCGTTTCTCCAATGTCTTATGCAGACTCAGTTCCAAGGTTCTTGAACATGTTCTTCAGGCTCTTCCACCAGTCAGTTCCCTTGAGTGTATCCAGGACTGATGTCTCATCCTCCGGCATGGTGGCAGGGTCAAACCCTGCAGCCGTATACAGGTCCTCAAGCTCTGCCCTGCTGTAGTTGTCGGTTGTTTCGGTAAGACCGGCCATCATGTCGGTCCCATATCCTGCAGCTTTCCTCGCGTCATCAACAACGCCGTATTGTGCACCAATCTGCTCACTCATATCCCCTAGGCTGTCGATATTGCTGACAAGGTTTCCCTGTAGCACCCCAAGCTGGTCTTCCCAGTTGGTCTTCTGTGCGTTGAGGTTGTTCTGGGTAAGCGCAAGGTTCTGGGATAACAGATTCTGCTGGGTGAGCAATGTTTGCCTGTTTGCCTGTAGCTCAGCGTCTTGTGCAGTATAGGCCTGTCCATATAGACCATCCCCACCGGAGAGGCGCATGTCAGAGCCTGCAAAACGGACCACGTTGGATTTCTGCTGTCCTGCAACCAATCCCATGGATCCTGTTGCACCACGCTCTGCAGCAACAACATTTGTGCTGGTCCAGTTGCTCAGCAATTCCCCGAGCTGTCCACGCCCCTGTTCCTGCAGATTTCCCATGCTCACGTCATACTCACCCTGCCAGTTGGCCAAGGCGGTATCCACTTGCTCTATATCTGCTTCTATCTTGCCGGTCTCGTAGTCGTAATTCTCATCCCACATATCCAGTGAGCGGTTGAGCGCTTCTATGTCCGATATGAGGGTGGGTATGGTGACATCCTTGATCTGCTCGAAGTTTTCCTGGTAGCTTATCAGGTCGTTCTTTGCGTCGTTGAAGGTGCCACCATATTGGAGATTGAGACTTTCCTCGGCTACGGCTTGGTTCTCTTCTGCCAGATCAAGCTCGTCGCTCTTTGTCGCAATACCATATACACCACCGGCTGCCGCAACTCCCGCAAATGGATTTGCAGTTAGAAGTCCTACACCTACTCCTGTGCCTATTGCTAATACATGTTCCCACCATTTCAAGGCCATGCTACACCTCCACCAAACCGTATTTCGTGATGATTGCAAGGAGGTTGAAAGGCAGCGGCTCCTCACTCACCAAAGTGACCGAACCCTCATAGTCAACCGATGAACTGACCTCAGCCTTGATATCACCTGTCACAAGTTCCAACGTGGTCCCATATTCGTATTCCCCTGGAGTTAGGGAGAGAATCGGTATGGTCCTTCCCTCGATCTGCAGCTTTCCCCCAAGCGTCTTGTGGATACGGAGCGCAACGCTGAGATACTGCCGTCTCTTACCGATGCTGGTCCCATTCGAAGGAAGCTCCGGTCGCAGGATGGTGACCTTTGCCTCAATGGGGAAACCGATGTTCAACCTCATGAAAGTGCGGTCATAGGTGACATCCCCTGAGGGGGATACCACTCGTACAGGAAGGACTGCCTGGTCAGCGATTGCGTCAACCGTTTCCCCTCCAAGGTATGGCACATTCAAGCTGTCGGTCCCAGATGCATTGTAGTGGTAGCTGTGGCAGTCTATGTATGCAGGGGATGCAGAGTCCTGCAGGAGCGTATCTGGGATTGATATGGACAGTGATTCCAGGAAAAGCGCTCCTGAGCGTTTCACCACCAGAAGCAGCTTGTCGTATTCATCCTCCGATCCTGGGACCACATCAATGCTCTGCACAACCATCTCGTTCTGGTCCTGTCCGTATCCAAGCGGGTGGCGTGCCCAGCCTATGACGCTGTTGCCTATGTCCAGCGAACAGGAGAGCAGGGATCCGTTTTCCAGCAACACCCATATGACTGCCCCTATCTGCGTCTCGGTAACCACGAATTCCTTGATGCCTGCAGTGAGCAGATGCCTTGCAGTCATGCTGAGCTCGGTCCCCACATAACCACCGCTGTCCTGGCTGTACTGGATGATGTTCAGTGTTTTCCCACCGGTTCCTGCGTAAATCACAAAGCCCTGGTATGCTTGTGGGCGTACCTTGCTGGCTCCTGTGTTGAGGGTGACGCTCATGTCGAATGTGGATGGCGTTGCCATTTCCCCGCTGTCCATCCAGATGGACCTTCCTGCCCCTACGATGATGCGCTTCTGGTTTATCATCCAGTTTATCCTGGAACCGTGCATATCAGTCTCCTGCAGGAAAAATGCATGGTCTGGCAGCACCGTCTCAACACTGTCGATGAGCTCACTGAAGGTGAAGTTGAGAAAACGGTCCCCGGTCTCGTCAGGGCTCCTGGATGCATAGATGGTGTTCGGGTTGTTCGTTGTGCCTGCAAGATACCACCGTCCACCCTTGAAGGCCTGTGTGGATGGATAATCACCTGCTGCAGAGAAGGTCATACCACCGGTGAAGGTGAGCTCAGTCAGGGTGAATGGGGGAGTGGAAGTCTTTTCCAGCTTGGCCGGCTTGTGGGATGGATGCACGATATAAAGCACTCCCTTGTTCATTACGCAGGAGAGCTCGTCAAGCTGTACATCGGTGTATGTTGTTGCAATCTCATAGGTGGCCCCTAAGTGCAGTACCAGCGATCCATCCATGGCAAAGAAGCGTAGCTTGTTGTTGGTGAATTCCACGATGTACCTGTTGTCACCACCATCGAAAAGCACGATGCGGGCCTTTGTGATGAGTGAGCCTATGCTTGCCAGGTATCGTGTGCCTGGTCGCTTTACCAGGGCACCATAGATTGTAGGCAGTACATTCTGACACAATCTGAGGCCGGTCTGGTACTTCACACTGTCCAGCCGGCCCTCAAGCATTGGGTCAATCTCCCCGCTTATGAAATTGTTCTGTAAAACAGAGTAGTCTGCCACGATGCTCCTCTCCTATGTCAAACAGGACGGTCAACGGCTCTCGTCGTACCATCCTATCGCGTTGCCTTCCTCATGCTGTGCAATTCCTTCCCTTGTCATGGCCATTGCATGGAGTTGCTGGAACTCGCTGTAGATCCTGTTGCTTATTGCATCGTTCTTGACCATCGGGATGCTGATGAGATAGGCAAGCTGTCTTACCACCATGTTGCTCAGTAGCGGTGTCATGTCGCTGGGGAGCTTTGGGAGCGCCACATATGAGACGAATACCTCTGTTGCATTGGTGAGGATTTTTTTGTCCATGTATTCGTAGGCTTCCGAGACTTCCACACTCTTGATCTGCGCAAAGTCCTCAGGAAGTGGGTACTGGTATGTGTATCCATAGGCAGGAGACTCAGCAAGTGGTACAAGCTGTACGTATTTGGTTGCGTCCCGCCAATGGTATGCGGAGTAGACGGTCTCGATTGCCTGGGGGAGCAACTGTGAGCCATAATTGGCACCTGATGACCCTTCATCAAGGTTGCTGATCTGCGTGAGTCCAACCCTGGTAAGGGCTCGGTTCACGATGTCCACCCATTGCACATCATAGCTGATCGCTGCCATAGCTATTTATCCTTCTTTGCGGTCGTTGTTGTTGAAGGGGATGGACCTTTCACAAGGTCCTTTCCGTCCTCTGTCGTGAAATACTTGGAAATTTCGTCTTCATGAAGCTGTTTCATGTCCTTCTGGTCAAGGTCGTACACCTTTCCCTCGTCGAAGCGTCTGAGTCTTGATGACTGGAAACAACTGGTCTTGCATCTAATTTTCATTCGTACGTTCTCCTTGTTCGGTAGTAAGATGGCGGCGGCCGGGCGAACCACAAGCCGCCGCCAAAACAGTTATAGGAGGTCAAATCCGGCTACATCTCACTTACCGAGCTCAATCCATGCATTCACTGTGGTTGCAGTGAATACCCCAGTGCTCGCTGGTGTTGCCCCAGCTCTCAGATACCTGCGATGCGATGAAGGCATCGGCATGGTTATCTGTGTGAGTGCCGAGGGTTTTGCGGTAAGTTTGCCGGTGGCAATGGTAGCCCAGGATAAACCGTCTGCACTGTCCTGCAGGAACGGTGTCATGCTGTCTGCTACAACGAAATCTGCAGCAGGCTGGAACACAATGTCGATGTTCCCATCATTGCCTGTGTTATGGGTTGCCGGCTCTCCCATGTCCAGATAATCAGCAGAGTATACTGGTGTGTCCTTGGTTGCGAGGCTCAGGGCCCCGAACATCAATAATTTATCTCGCATGTATTGCTCCTTCTTACGCGGTAAGCGCGCTTTCGGTGTCGAGGATGGTTTCAATCATCATGATTGGGATCCCTACAAGACGAACCACTGGACCGAAGCCCTCGATGTCCTGGAGGGAATAGGCTGCATTGCTCTTGTCGTAGGCCATGGTCTCGACGATTGCGTGTGCTGTCCTGTTCCCGAATCCAACTGCGTCACGTCCGACGTTCGGCAACTGGTTCTTCATCTTGATGAATTTTGCATGTGCGATGGAGGAACCTCCGCTCTCGATGTTTGCAAGACGGAGAAGAGCCTTCGGGTTCTTGATTTCCATGCCTGCATAGATCTCGTAGTGTCGTATCCAAGCCCAGAAATCACCATCGTCTGCAAGCGTGCGCACAAGGCGCCTGCCCCTGTCGTCGCTTGAGATGCCTGGCTGAGCGCCACTGGGATAACGGAAGTTGAAACCTCTCTCCCCAAGCTCCATGAGCCAGATGCTGGTAAGGTCTGAGCCACTTCCACCATTGTCGAAAGTGTACTGCTCGTCCAAGGCAGCCCTGCGCTCTGCAAAGCCCTTGAAACCCTCGATGGAGTTTGTCCCGTAGAAAAGCTCATACATCCAGTTCTTCATGACACCCTCAAGGTTGGCCACATCCTCAGAGTCTCGGACCTTGCCGGGCTCCTTGGCAGTCTTCAGGATGCTGTCGTCGACCCTGCTGTCTGCCTGGTAGGATGCGATTGCCTCGATGAAGGTATCCGCACTGGATGAGATGGACGGCACCGGCCCGTTGGCCTTTACAAATCCGCCATTTCCAAGCCGTACGGCCTGTGTGTACTTGTGAAAAGCACCATCACTGGATGGGAACCAGGGTGCTACCTGAAGCAAGTCGTATTTCTTGGCAAGCTGGGTCAGGAACGACGCCTTGTCGGTATAGCCTTCTCTCTTGCTTGCCTCGACGATGTTCATCGCCTGTGTGCTAACGATCTTTGACATGTCTGATACCTCTCTGACATTTTATGTTTTGTTTGTAGCCGGCCTCCGTTCCCTCACCGCCAAGCCTTATGGTTCCCTACTCGGTACACCTTGGCTGTAAAGTAAGTCCCGTTGCTGCCTTTATCCGATTATCACGCCCCATTGGAGAGCAATGCAACCAAGCGCGTTACGCTTTCACCTGATCATTAATCTTGTATGCTTTCCTGAACTCGTCCGAGTACCAGGGAGTGCCATTGCTCTCAGTGGTTTCAGGCTCCTTGGGATCAGTGTTTTGTTCTGCTGGATCCTGTTGCTTCTTCTTGGTGTCCTCAGGTTCTTCTATACCTGCCAGGATGTCGTCAAGTATTCCCATTGTATTTTCTCCTATTTCCCGTAGGCTTTCTGGAACTCATCACTGTAGCTAGTCCCAAATGCGCCTTTTGACTCTTCACCTTTTCCGTTCGGTGTCCCGTGCACGAGGGATTTTCCACCACGTGCCTTTTCCTCTGCAGCGATCTTAAGCACAAAGTCCGTGTTGTAGATCAGCCCTGAATCCTTGTATAGCTTACCAAGGCCGGTTCTCTGCATGTGTTGCTTGAAGAGGTTTGCGGACTCCTTCATGGCTGCATCACGCTCACTCTTCACCTCGTAAATCTTGTCCAGTGTTGCAGCAAGGCGTGCATCGAAGGTCTGCGCTGCCTGCTTCTGCTGGTTCTGGATTGCAGCCATGCCCTGTAGGTAGTTCCTGGCAAGCACGTGGTACATCTTCTGTGCCTGTGTCTTGGTGAGCCCTGCATCATGGAAGTCCTTGCGGAAGCGGTCAGCCATATCCTTTGGCAGTGCATCCGGGTCGATTCCCTTGACCTCAAGGTCGTATTCCTCAGCCTTCTCTGGAACTCCCAGCTTGGAAAGGAACGCCTTGATATCCTTCTCGTCTGCATCCTTTCCGGGGACCTGCAGGGAGCGCTCCAGCTTCTTGGAGAGCTCAACATAGTTGTCGGCAATATCGTCCAGCTTCTGGTGCTTGTAGACGTATTTCTGGTAGTCATCGCTCTCACGCTTCTCAGGGGAGAGCTGGGAAGCATACTTGGGAAGCTCCGGCTTGGTGCCTTCATTCGGCTTTGCATCGCCCGCTGGAGCTCCTTCACTGCCTTCTGACCCACTCGGTGGTGTTCCGGTAGGGTCCGCAGGTGTTGTATCCCCTGCAGGAGCAGGATTGCCTTCTGTGGAGGGGGTGCCTCCTTCATCAGCTCCACCGTCCGGGGCCATCATGATCATCATCAGACGCCTGAGTAGTTCATTCATATCCGTCCATCTCCTTCTTCGTTGTCGTTTGTATCCTGCAGCCCACCGCAATCGATGATTGCATTTGTGTAGGCTGCAAGGTTGTTGAATGTCCTGGCACCAAGCCGGCCCAGCATCCAGTTGGCATGGGCTATGAGCTTCGGGTCCATCACTGCTGGGTCATCTGCAAAGAAACCCAGCTGGTTGAGGATGTCCATCAATACAGCCCTGCCGTCAGTGGAGCTGAAGGTATTCCTCCATGCCTGTCGTTCCTTGGTTGTCATCTTCTAGTACCTCCACTGGTTGTTGCCTCTGCCGGGCTTCCCTTTTCCGGTGCCTTGCTCGTAGCGCCATAGGTCTGTGCCCCAGCCTTGGCTGCCTCGATCTGTTGTTGGAACTGCATCTGCTGCATCTGCATCTGTGCTCTTGCATCACGGATTTTCTTTACCTCCTCTGCACTCTTGACCACGGTCTCGTTGACGTCGTAGCCATCTGCTGCTATCTCGATGTATGCATCCATGTCCAGCTTGTCCAGGACACTGGGTGATACCTCTGCGATTGCAAGGATTTCCGCTAGGAATTGCTTGGTGGTGTTCAGCGATCTGCCACGCTTCTGAAGCATTGCCAATGGGCTCACAAAGTCGATCTTGAGCTGCCCACTCTCTAAACCGGCTGGGGCAGGGGATAGGTTCTGGCTGTCCATTTCCTGCTGGTAGACCGCCTCAAGCACCGGCTCGATGAATTCGTGACTCAGTCTTGAGACAAAACTGCTCATGATTGCGCTTTTCTCATCCACAAGAGCCTGTACCTCTGTTGCGGTCTTGGTCTTGTCCTGAAGGTTCATCAGTGCCATGAAGAAATCTGTATGGTATCCATTCTTGATGGATGTGCGTATCTCCATCTTGATTGCCTGCGTCCACGACATATCCCCTACGATCTGTACTGGAGCAAAGTCAGCACCAGGAGTTAGTTCGGTCATGCCATGTGGGGTGAAGTTGACCTTCAGTCCCTCGGTCTTCTTGATCGGGGGACGTCCCTGCAACTGTGATACGCGGAGTTGGTCATCAGACATGATCTGCAGCATCTTGATGTTCGGTATGTGCACGCTTCCTGGATTGTCCACTCCCCATGGTGATCCTGCAGGACTGCTTGCCCATCGCCACGTGAAGAAAGGCTTTTCGTCGATGCGTTCTTCCTTGACCGGTTTTTGTGTGTCTGCTGCAGCCCAATAAATCGAGACCCATTTGCCTTCACCTGGGATATCTGTCTTGATGCGTGTGTCCCTGGCAATGTACTGGAAGAACTCATAGACGGAGATATCATCGTCCTTGTTCTGGGTGATGGTCTTAGGGAGGTTCTCTTCCCCGAATTTCTCTATGGCATCGTCCTTGTTCAGCCAGAAGGACCTGATCAGCGTCCCCACATTGCGGTGCCTGTCCTCCTCGATCACGTACGAGCCAGGATGCAGATTGCGAAAGACAGGGATGTTCTCCACGTCGTCACGCTCGATGGTCATCACTGCAGTACCAAAGTCAGCGCAACATCTGATGAAAGCCCGGCTCTCATCGTAGAAGTTGCTCTTGCCCAGTTGCTGGTCAAGGATATGCTCGGTCTCCTGCAGCCATTCCTTGGCTATAGAGTTGTCCTTAAGTGCCTTGTCCTCGAAGCGCAGGCGGAACCAGGCAACGTTACGGCCGAAAGCATAACCCTGCAGACCGTCTGCCATGAGGTTGCTTGCCTCTGTTGCTGTGGTATCGTAGATGATCCTGTAGTCAGGCGCTTTCTCGCTGCCGGGCTTTCCCAGCTTGACGGATGAGTAGCTCGGTGCCAGGTATCTGATGATATCCGCCCACTGTGGTTCGAAAATTCCCCTGTAGCTTTCCAGCTGTTTTCTCAGGCGCTCGATGCGCTCCATCTGCTTGGCTGTTACTGTCATTTATCTGTATCCCCCTTCCAGGACGTCGTACGGATTCCAATCCGCTGTATCGTCTGTATGTATGACACGTTCCTTCTCTGTGACCCTTCTGTAGGTTATCCACCACGATGCCATGAGATATGTGACAACAAAGTCATCATGGATGTCGTCTGTCTCGTTGTTGTAGCTCTTGCGGCCGGTCTTGTCGTTGACGGCGCCCTTGAATCGGGAGAGCTGAAGCTTGAAATCTTCTACATGCTGTAGGTTCTCAGCCAATCTCATGCGTCCCTGCTGCATTATGATCATACCTGCATGTACAAGGTCTTCCTTGGGAACGTGCATCTCCTTCAGGACCTGTGTGCCCATAAACCTTCCGAAAGATGAGGATCCACCAAAAACCTTCCCAAACTCTGAATAGACAGGACGTGCCTCGGTACCGCCGGTAAAAACGATTGGGAATGGCATGAGACCATTTTCTCTCATCATGTCAACGATAGGCTCACCGACACCGGTCCCATCAACCAGCAGTTGTGTGTTCCTGAGCAGGTCAATGCGGTCCAACAGGTCCTTTATACGCCTCACTTGGTCCGTATACCGAACAGCTTGCATTTTTGCCTGATAGACAAGGTCCAGGTAGTTGACCACCAAAGGATCCCTGGCGCTCTCTGTGGGAAATCGTTTTACGTCAGGTGAATCTCTGTATATCTGGATTGTTGTATAATCCCGTTTTTTGGCTATATCAACTGCACAGATGTATTCCTTGCTGGTGGTGAGCAGGTCTCTCGGTATGGATGATGACGTGCTCATATATTCATCGCCTGAAGTGTATTTATCACTGAAGGTATGTTGTCGAAATCAGGCATACCCAAGCCTTCGCATGTCTGGCCGAAAGCCTTCTCGATCTCGTCATAGCTGAATACCATGTCCTCCTGCTCGACGAATTCACAGCAGTACTCCTGCTGGTACTGCTGCATTCCCATTGCCTCCAGGTTCTCCTGCTGTTCCTCCAAGCTGAAATGCCTCGGAGAATACCAAGCTAGAATTCCACGTTCGTCCATCATAGCCTTGTACTGGTCCTCGTCCATGTATTCGATCAGGTGCCAGTTGTCTCTTGGGTTGATCTGCCATGGGCTTCGTATCTCGTAGCGTTCCCAGCGCTCTGAGGAGTTGTATGACTCATAGAAAAACCCTTGCTTGCCATTCGGTGTTGAGATGGCAAAAAGTTCAGCTTCTGGGTTGTCTGTGAGCATGGGGCGTACACCGCTCTTGTAGACCACATCGGGGATACGGCTTGCCTCGTCCAGGACGATGGTCCTAGGTCTTGAGTAGCCACGTGCGCTACGCTCGGTTGCAGGGATCACCAGGATGCGGCTCTTGTTTGCAAGAGCTATCTCGTTTTGACTGTCACGCTTGATCTCAGGGTAGCTGGGGTCTGATGCAATAAATTCCTTGACCTTCAGTATGTCCTCGATTGCCTGAGCCTCTGTTGGTGCCAGGATTATGGAAAGACTTTTTGGATAGTATTTTGCTGTATGGCAAGGTACAGATGATACGATGGTTGATTTACCGCTCTGCCTGCTCCCATTTATGAGCTTGCGCTTGTGTTGGCTCTTCAGTACCTGTGCCTGCCAATCGAAGGGTGTTATCTCAAGCATTGGGGCCAAAGAATTGATGTAATGGCTCCTGGATAGACCGTAAATTGTTTGCTGTGTCACAAACCGCTTGGATTCCTCACGCGTCATGGCTGATTCCCTCCACGATGCGCTGCACAACCTCAGGATCGTCCACCTCTCTCTGGATCACCTGTACGATATTTCCTACCAGCTGTGTATTTACGCTGACGTTCACATCAACGTTGGTAACCTCTTGCACAACGCCTGCAATTTTTGCAAGGGTTTCAAGTTGCTTGTTCAGTGTCTGCGCTGTCTCAAGGATGAGCTTGCGCGGGTCGCTGATCTTGCTCTCGACCTTGATGATCTCCTCATCATCTCGCATGGCTCTTTCCAGCAACTCCTGCAGGGAGGCCTTCTTCCTGAT